CGCCGACGCCAACCAACACGGCCGGGGGGCTCTTTATTCCCGAAGTTTCCCAGGAGGAGCCCGAGCCGCGTTCGGAAGGGATCCTCGTGCAGGCGGGGCTGCTCGCCCGCGACATCTTGCGGTCGCACGGGATCATCCTCGGCGACCACGTCCAGATTGGCCGCTTCGCCGGCTGGGAAAAGGAGTTCGAGGCCGACAAGGCCGGCAAGAGCACCAAGCGGATCCTTCAGATGAAAGAGCGCGACGTGCTCGGGTCGTTCGACCTGTGGGATCGCCTCTTCGGCGAGGAGCCCACGATGAAGATCATCTTCGACGGCGAGACCGACGAGCACCGGATCGTGCCCATCACCAACCAGGAGTAAGACCATGAGCGTTGCAGGAGATGCGATCGAGGAGGGCGGGCAGACTGACGACGGCGGGGCGGACCCTGCGGAGCCTGCGCAGATTGAGGGTGACGTCCCCAAGCCGGCGTTCGAAGAGCCGCCCGAGAAGCCGCCCGAGAACGACCAGGCGGCGCGGGGGCAGACCCGCAAGGAACGGCGCGGGGAGAAGTTCGGGGGCTACGCCGCCGAGGTCGCCCGCTGGCGGCAAGAGGCCCAGCAGGAGCGCCAGGAGCGCCAGCGCATGGGTGAAAGCCTGGCGCGGCTAGAGGGCGAGATGCGGGCGCGCGCCCAGCCAGCGGCGGATCCCGTGCGCGAACAGCTCCGCTACACGCGCAAGCAGATCGAACAGTCCCTGGAGCGTATGGGTAAAGGTGACACCTCCGCTTTGGAGGAGTGGCACAACTGGCGCGAGCAGGAGCAGCGGATCATCAGCCGCGCCGAGGCCGAGGCCGTCGCCCAGCAGTACCGACCGCCGCAGGTCGACCCCGTCTTGACCTCGATCGTGGGCAAGCACGAGTGGCTGCAAACCGACATCGGTCTGCGCCAGGTCGCCGAGGCCAACGTCGAGCGGCTGGTCCGCCTCGAAGGGCGCGACATGAGCAACCCCGTCGTGCGCAAGCAAACCCTGTTGCAGGCGGCGGCCGAGGTCGAGCGCGAGTTCAAGCTCGGCGGCAATACCAGTGAGCCCAGTGACGTACAAAAGGAGCGGTATCGCGGCACGAGCGGCCAATCGAGCGGCGCGGGCCGTTCGGACAGCCGTGGAATGGTCTATTTGACCGCCGACCAAAAGGCCCAGGCCGAGAGCCTCTTTCGGCACCTTGATTCCGAGGCTGCGCACAAAGAATGGTGGTCGAAGATTGGCAAGCGGATCCTCGACGGCAAGAAGTGAACGTTCCATGTGAAACAAAATACCCCTTGACCGTTTGACACCTTTGTTGGACGGTTGAGGGACGCCACCGCTTAACGCGGGTTCGGTGTTTCCGGGTTCGACGCCTCCTCGCCTTGTAAACGAGGGAACGGTGGGCAGAAAAATCGACGTTACGCCTCGGGCCTTCACGCTGCGCGCCCGGCATGGTGAGACCGATTTGCAGCTCCCACTCGCTGGAGTTCTGCCCGCATGTCCAATGACGATGCCGTTGTTGAGGCGCCGACCCCCGTAAAGAAGAACAAGGGCGGTCGGCCGAAGAAACGCCGTGATCCGGAGCCTGCTCCGATCGACGGCGATTACCGCAACGACGCCATCGCCAACAAGGCGAAGGCCTGGGACTACGGGCTGGTGTCAGACCGTGAGCGGGGCAAGTACCTGTCTCGCGGCTGGCAAGTCGAGCGTTGGGGGGCTGATTGCGCCCGTCCTGTGTGGGACTACGGCGAGCACAAGAACGGCGACGAGGTCCGGATCAACAACCAGCTCACGCTGATGAAGATCCCGACCGCGCGGCGCGCCGCCATGAACGAGAGCGAACGGCGCTGGCACACCGAGGCCAAGGCTGCGCTCAAGAAGACCGCCGAGAACACGGGGGGCAAGTTCTCCGAGTTCACCGGCCTTCGGCTCTAACCGCGAGGTATTCGAATGGCACGTCCAAACATCCCCAGAGGGGGGTTTCGCTACGTCGGCAGCGTCTTTGCCGAGAACGACACGCCCCGCCTGTTCGCTTCTCAGATCGCCACCAACTACAACACCGCCCTGTTCAAGGGTGACCCCGTTGCCCGCGCCGCCGACGGCAGCATCACCCAGGCCGCCGCTGCCGCGAACATTTGGGGCGTGATCGCCGGGGTGAAGTACCGCAACGCCGACGGCGTTCTCGTCGAGAAGGATTACATCCCCGCCTCGACGACCTACCCCACGGACGCGCTCCGCTCGATTGCCTACGTGATCCCGGCAACGCCCTTCACCATGTTTGAGGTCGACGCCAACGACGGCACCTCGATTACCACCGTCGCCGCCGCCCGTCAGTTGGTCTGGAAGAACTGCGACCACGTCTTCACGACCACCGGCAACACCGCGACCGGCGTCTCGGGCGTCCAGCTCAACATCTCGACCCACAATACGACCGCGCTGCAATGGCGGATCGTCGACATCTCGCCGTACGCCTCGGGCAACGACGTCACGCAGATCGCCGCCAAGTATTGGGTGATTTGCAACAAGACCAACAACTGGCCAGGCGTCTTCTCGACGACCGGGATCTAAGGAGACGTCATGTCTACTGGTGTTCTGACAGCTAGTATTTCACTGTCTCTGAAGGAGACCCTGCTCTTCGCCTTCCGCACGTCGCTGGAAGGCCCCACGATCTGGAGCCAGTGCGGGTTCAAGGAGATGACCTCCAAGGACGCGTACGAGGACATGGTCGAGTACGCCGGGCTCGGCCTGGCGCCGGTCAAGCAACAGCTCGCGCAGATGGCCGTCGACGTCGTTCAGCAGGGTTACTCGACCCGGTTCAATCAGGTCGCTTACGCGGTCATGATGCCGGTCTCCGAGGAGGCCCTGCGCTTCAAGAAGTACAACGAGGCCATCGACGGCGCGGCCAGCATTGCCGAGTCGCTGAAACAGACCCAGGAGTTCATCGGCTCTGACATCTTCGGCAACGCCTTCGACGGCACCAACTTCGCCGGTCCCGACGGCGTGGCGCTTTGCTCGACGGCCCACCCGCTGATCAAGGGCGGCACCTACTCCAACCGCATGGCGACCGACATGAGCCTGTCGGAGACCGCGCTGGAGACGATGTTCACCCAGGCCCGCAAGATGCCCGGCTCTAACGGTCTGCCCGTCGGGGTCAAGCCGGTGAAGCTGGTCGTTCCTGCGGACCTCGAATGGGAGGCAAAGCGGATCCTTCGTTCTGACCTCCAGAACGACACCGCCAACAACGCCATCAACAGCATGAAGGGCGAGTTGTCGGACTACGTGGTCAACCGCTATCTGCCGTCGACCAGCAACTGGTTCATGATCACCTCGGCCAAGCGTGGCCTGATGTGTATCTGGACCCAGAAGCCGGACTTCCGCGAGTACAACACCGAGGCCAACCGCGCCAAGGTCTACGACGGCTACCAGATGTTTGCGATGGGGTTCGTTGATCCCCGCTGCATCATCGGGTCGAACATCTAAAGGGGGCCAACAATGGGACTCGCGAACGTTGGCAACCAAACGAACGTCCGCTTCGGCGGATCGGACCTCGTGCTCGGCGGGGCTCTGCACATCGCGGAGTCCCCCATGGGCCACGACTACTATGTGATGACCGCGGCCGAACTCACCTTCCTGAAGGGTGATCTTCGGTCGCGGGCCTTCACCTCGCTCAACACGGCTCTCAACGCGACGACCGCCGGCCGGTACGACCGGGTCTTCGTGTGCGAGGGCTACACCGAGAGCATCGCGACGGCGAACTTCTGGCCGAACCTCAAGGCCGGCGTTCGCATCATCGGGCTTGGCCGAGGAGCAACCAGGCCGCAGTTGACCTGGACGACGAACCTGTCGACGCTCTTGCTCAACCAGCCCGACGTCTCGATCGAGAACTGCATCCTCGGCTTCGAGCCGACCACGGGCGGCGTGGTGGTTGGGGCGCCGATTGCGGTTACCGCCTCGGGTAACGCGATCGTCGGTTGCAGGATCAACACGGGGACCGACGCGACCAACAAGGTCAACATTGCCATCACCTGCTCGGCGGGGGCGTCGGACTTCGTTTTCGACTCCAATCAGGTGCGAGGCGGGCCGCTGGCGACGATGGTCACGTTCCTGCGGCTCAACGGCAACTCCAACGTTCGGGTCACCCAGAACGACATGATCTGCGGCACCACCGCGGCGGCCGTCGGGCCGGTCCAGGTACTCACCGCGGGTTGCCCAGGTCTGTTCATCGAGAACAACTACATCCAGAACAATGCGGCCTCCTCGACCGCGTGCATCTCGGTGGGCCTCGCTGGCACCACTGGTTGGGTCGCCAACAACAAGCTGCGCAACATGACCGACGGCTCCAATGCTCAGATCGTGGTCGCTGGCGCCGACGTGCAGCTCTACAACAACAGCGGCGTCAACAACTCCAACGAGACCGGCATCCTGCTGGGGACTCCGTCGGTGTAGCCATGGTGAGGCACTTCAAGATCGAAGGGCCCCTTGGGGCCCCGGATCTCGACCTCCTGTATCCGCAGGACCCGCCCAACGTGAACGCCTCAGTTGTGGCGTTGCTGGAAGCCCGCCGTGACGACGGCTGGGAGCTGTACTTCGCCGGGGAGGACCACAACGGCAACTGGCGTTTCGTCTACGTCGCCGACGGTAAGCAAGTCGACGAATAACCGTTTTGCTTTCGGTCGAGGTGCTGCTTCCTGGTTGGGCGCCTCGGCCGAAGGCCCTTTGGGGGCCTGATTGGCGACTCTAAAAATACTGCCCAACGGAATCGGCGCCGCCACGGGGCCGACGATGGTCCTCGAACAACCGACGGGGATCACGGGGGACGTGTATTTCGTGGGCCCCGGCGGGCTCGACACCAACGGCGGCAAGCGGCGCAACAACGCCTTTCTGACGACCCTGAAGGCTTACAACACGTCTGCCCAGGGCGACACGATCGTCTATCTGCCCGATCACGTCGAGACGATCGCCGCCTCGATCAACGTCGCCAAGGCCTACCTGACCTTTGTCTCGGAGGGCCTGGGCTCCCACCGCGCGAAGATTATCAACGGCGGCGCCACGGGCCTATTCCAGTGCTCGGCCGTCGGCTCGCGCTTCATGAACATGACCTTCCCGGCGTCCACCGTGGTAGCGCCGCGCCGCTTTCTGCTCAGCGCCGACCGGAACCTCTTCGAGGACTGCGATTTCACCTGTGGGGCCTTCGACACCGCCGCGACCATCGAGTTCTCGGCGGGCGGCGCCCTGTCGACGATTCGCACCACTCGTTTCGTGGGCACCGACGCGGCGGCCAAGCGGCCGATCTTGGTGAGCACGAGCGCCGAGGGCCTGATCTTCGACAACGTGACCTTCGACTCGGGCGGCTTCGGCTGGTCCGACCCCTACGGCACCGCCTTCGCGCCGACGAGCGGCGCAGTGGTCATGGTGGGCCTCTACATGCGCTCCCTGCGCCTGCTCAACGGCTCCAGCATCAACATCGGCACGGCGGGCGCCACCACGGCGTTCATCTCGATGGCGAGCGACTCGGGGGAGCCGCTGATTTACCAGGCGTAGCCATGGCGATCCTGAAACCATACAAGGTCGCGAGCTACCGCCGGCTCTGCGACATTTGCGGGCGCCCCCGGCAGATCGAAGACATCCGGTTCTCCGAGAACGTCGCGATCTGCTCGATCCACCCGGAGTTCCGCACGGCGCAGGTGCTCAACAAGATCAACGCGCGGGTGCGGCCCACGAAGATCTTGCCGGTCCCGCGGCCCAAGCCCCTCAACCCCGTCGACACCTGGACCGCCGAGGAGTCGCAGATCTTCAACTTCGTCACCAAGACGGCGCCCTTCGAGAGCGCCACGGTGAAGACCAACGCGCCCGGCATCGTCGGCACGCACACCTTGCCGGCGCTGACCTGGTCCCTCGCCTACCTGACTGGCCTTCTGCTGGAGAACCGCCGGCCGGCGACCTGGCTCACCTACGCCCGCAAGCGGGCCATCGCCCTTGGTGAGGAGTTGCTCGTGGCGCAGGTGCCGGAGTCGAACGGCTACCCCTACGCGACGGGCGCGTTTCTACCGAACCGCCAGCCAAACGGCGTCTCGTCTTTTCTCTGCACGGCAACGGACGCGGGTGTGGGTATCGCCGGTCTCTGCCGCCTCTACACGATCACGCGGGACGAGCGCTATCTGCGTGCGGCCAAGGCTGCCGCGGGCTTCGTGGTCATGCTGCAAGCCTACGACCTCGCGGTCGACTTTCTCTACGTCGCCTACGGGCCTCCGGTCAGGACCTACGATCCAGACGAGAACGAGACCGACGGGGTCTATTTCCCCGGCGATCTGGTGTGCCTCTGGGGCTTGTCGCTGCTCAAGGCGATCACCGGCGACATCGTCATCGGCCCGCCGGCAAGCTCCCTGGTCAAGTTCTCGTCCAATCCGAGCCGGCTTATCTCGGTCTCGATTGAGCAAATGCGCGCCTTTTGGGCGAACGGCGCCGTTGGCCTGAATGGCTTTTCCGCAGCGACGCCTTTCGAGCACTTCTCGCCGAAATTTGCCGTCTCTCCCATTCCCTCCGAATGGAGGGGGACGCTTATCACCACCTCGGACTGGGCCGCGGGGATCTACGCGCTCGCCGAGGTCTATGGGGTCACCGACCAGGTGGCCGACCTCTGGACCTTCCTGTCCGGCCTTCGCGGTGGCGGTCTCGATACCACCCTTGCGCCGCCGACCCAGTTCACCGGCAACACCGCCGTGGGCAACAGCTACGACTGGGCCTCTGCGGGGCTGCTGGCGCGTGCGACCTCGGCCAAGAGCGCCCCTGCCCTCAAGAACATCAAGGACACGCTCTCAGTGCCCCGCCAGCGCTACTACGAGCGCACGCCGCGCTCGGGGGAGACGCTTTACCTCGGCCCCCTGGGCATCTCGGGCCCGCTCTTCCAGCCGATCACTGACGGGGCTACCGCGCGTATCCAGAGCGTGACCCGGGCCTCCCAGGTCGCCCAGATCTATCGCCAGCAGCCGCAGGGCTTCACCGGGAGGGGCCATTGACCACCTCGGCGAACAGCTCGTTTGACCTCCAGGCGCAGCAGGTGATCAAGACCGCGCTCCAGCTCTGCCAGGTGCTCAACGCCGGCCTGGAGCCCGATCCCGACCAGAACGCCATGGGGATGACCCTTCTCGACCTGGGCCTTAAGGCCTTGCAGAACGACGGCATCTTCCTGCGCACCGTCGAGCGCACCACCGTGCCGTTCATCGCGATCTCGCCCCAGGGCGTGATCACCACCGAGCCCGACACCCTCGACGTGGAATCGCTCTACTACAGCGACAGCCAGCACAACGACGTGCCGATCCTCCTGATCCCGCGGCGCCGTTACATGGAGTTGTCCAACAAGGACACCGTGGGCCCGCCCTCCCAGGCCTACATCGAGAAGACCGACGGCGTGGTGACGATCAACCTGCACCCTGTCGGCAACGTCGCGGTCATCTCGGTGACCTACGCCAAGGTGCGCCGCTTCCGCGACGTCGACACCGCGGGCGTGACGCTCGACATCCCCAGCAAGTGGCTCCGCTGCGTGACGTACATGCTCGCCGCCGACTTCGCGCTGCACTACGGGCGCATCGACCGCGCCGACTCGCTTCGCCAGACCTACGAGAACGAGCGCGATCGGGCGATGAACGATGAGACCGAGCGGGGCGAGTCGCGCTTCGTGCTTTCCGAAAGGTACTCGCCCTATGGGTAAGCTGGTTGAGACTTTCGCCTTCGGTGGCTCGCGCCTGGCCGACGGCACGCCCAACGCCAGCGGGAAGGTGTGGATCTACATCCAGAACACCACCAGCCTGGCGCCGGTCTTCGCCGACGTTTTCAGCGACTCGATCATCACGCAGCCGATCGTGCTCGACGCCGCGGGGCGCGCGATCTTCTACGTGGACCAGGTCTGCACGATCCACGTCGAGACCGCCGCGGGCGCCACCGTGAACGACTATAACCTCGCCGACTCGCCGGGCGTGGTCCAGGTGGAAAACCCGTTCTACACGGGGACGCTGCCCGATGGCTCCCAGGGCCCTGGCGGCGTCACTGACCTGCAGAAGATCCTCACCTCGGCCGGCGTGAGCTTTGGCGGGCCCGACTTCACGTACGTGGCGGCCCCGGGCGCCCCGGCGCGCCCCGTGGGTGCTTGGATGCGCGAGGTGCATCTCAGCGTCAAGGACTTCGGCGCCGTTGGCGATGGGCACACCGACGACACCGCGGCCATTCAGGCGACGGTCAATCGTTGCATCGCGCTCGGGGGTGGCATCGTCTACTTCCCGCCAGGGACCTATAACGTTTCCGCTACGATCACACTGCCAAACTCGCCGGCATCTCTTTCTCTGGTGGGAGCCGGGCTTGTTTCCAGCATTGTTAACCAGAACGCGACGACGGGGGTATTCGCGAGCAGTCAATTGAATGGACTCACGATTTCGCAACTCGCAGTTGGGTCGTTGTTCGGCAGCACTGGCACCGCCATCACGATCAAAAGCACTCCGTTTGTGCTGACTGACCTCACCATTGGCGGTCACTTTATCGGCGTCGATTCGAGCCAGGCCATCAGCACGTTTGCTGTGCCCAACTTCCAGATTGCTCGTTGCAACATCTCAGGCAGCACGGGACCTGGCGCGCGGGCTGTCAAGACCAACGGTGCATCGAACTATGCGTCGATCACCTCATGCCTCCTCGGGGGGAATAGCACGGATTACAACCTGGAGCTGGTCGGCAACGTGTCGGGGTCCAAGTTCAACCTCGGCCCATTTTTCGTGAGCGGTTGCTACATTCTCTATGGCGTCTTGTTGACGTCAGTCAATACGGGGAGCGGCCCATCAAACGCGGGCATCGTTGCGCTGCACGGCAATGCCTTCAACTCCGACGGAGCGGCCTTCCAGCGTATTTCTGTGACGGGCACCGCTCCGCGCATCTCCAACGTGGGAAACAACGTTGAGGGCTTTGCCTATACGGTAACGGGCACTGCGACCATTTCGCCAGACTTTAACAACGGGCGGGTGTTGCGCATCAACTCGACCAGCGCGGGCGCGGCCACCATCACCATTGCCCCCCCTATCCCGCTCGCCATGGCCTTCCGGTCGGCGCAACTGCACTTCAGCCTGATCAATACGGGCGCGGGGCCCACCACCTGGGCCTTTAGCGCCGCTGCTGGCGGCTTTCACCTCAAGCCGGCGACGCCGATCAACACGGCTATCAACGCGCGCACCGAACTCCTCGTCGAGTACGACCCCGAGTCGAACTACTGGGCCGAGCTTTGCCGCACGGAGATCGTGGTCTGATGCCCGCGGCGTCCATCCCCTTCACCGACGGTCAGGCCTCCGGTATCGAGGAGCTGGCCGGAGCTTCGCCCGCCGTGATCAACATGATCCACGACGGGGCCAGCGCGCGCACCCGGCCGGGCCTGTCGACCTGGTCGGCGTTCCCCACGGTGGTGCCGGACGCTTCGCCGGTCATCGGGATCTGGATCTTCGGTGCCTACGTCGTCTACTGCACCGCCGATCGCAAGCTCTGGGCTCTGCTCGCGCCGGGTCTGGTGGTGCCCCTCAGCGATGACACGCTGCCGACCCAACTCGACGGCACCAAGCGCCCGATGGCGGTGGTCACGTTGACCCGCATCGTGATCATCGGCGGCGGCGTGCCGCAGAAGTGGGAAGGCGCGGGCCTGTCGGCGCGCCTCGGCGGTAGCCCGCCAGCGGGGACCGCGATTGCCGCCATCAACAGTCGCCTGGTCATCGGGGGCAACAACACCGGCAACTTCTACTGGTCCGACATGTTCGACGTGGGCCACGAGATCTGGAATACGGGCGACAGCGGTCAGGCCGACACCAGCGCAGCGCCCGACCGGCTGGTGAGCCTGGTGACCACGGTGGGCGAACTCTACGCGCTCGGCACCGAGACGTTGCAGGTGTTCATCGTCGACGCCACGCTCACGTTCACCGCCGGCACCACCGTTGAAATCGGCTCTTTGGCCCCGGGCAGCCTGATCAAGAACGACGCCCAGATCTGCTTTCTCGACCACCGCCGCCGCATCGTCGCCACCGACGGGCGCAGCGTCCAAGACCTCACCGACCAGGCCATGGCGAAGACCCTTCAGGGCTTCGCGACCATCTCGGACTGCTGGAGCTTTCGCGCTCGGTTCGACGCTGCCGATCTGCTCGGCTTCGTCTTCCCGACCGAGGGCCGCATGCTGGTTTACAACTCGGCGGTCAAGAAGTGGACCGAGTGGCGGTCGATCGACACCGACGGGCGCTGGCAACCGTGGATCGGCCAGAGCCACTGCTTTTGGCCCGACCAGAACCTCCAGCTCATCGGCCTGGAAGACGGGACGATCTCCCTGCTCGACCCGCGGGCCTTCACCGAGCACGGCGCGATGCTGAAGGCGCTCGTGCGCACCGGGTTCGGCGATCGGGGGACCAGCAACCGCAAGATCTGCGAGCGCATTCAACTCCTGATGCGCCGGGGCGCCAACACCAACCCCACGGCGCCGCAGGCGCAACTGCGCTGGAGAAGTGATCTCGGAGCCTTTGGCCAGCCCCTGCGCATCTCGCTGGGCGCGCCTGGCGACTACGAGGCCATCGTCAACAAGTGGACCTTGGGCGTCTACACCGTCCGGCAGTGGGAGCTTTCGATGAGCGACCCGGCCGAATTTGTCCTCGTCGCGTGCGAGGAAGTCTTTACCCCGCTGGAGGCGTGATGGGCTTTTGGGATACAGCTACGCGCATCGGCGAAGGCGCTTTCACCGGCGGTCTCAGCGAGGCCTATCGGGCGACCTACGGCAAGGCTGCCGACGCGCAGAAGGACGCCTATGGCAAGGCCGGGCAAGGCGCCGCCGACCTCGGCTCTCAGCAACGGGACTGGTACGGGCAGCAGGGGAAGCAAGCCCTGTCCTATTACGGGCCCGCTGAAGACGCGCTGACCAACATGAAGGCGAACGCCCCCACCGAGCAGGCGGACTACTACAAGTACATGCGGGGGCAGGCGGCGGGCCCAACCAATCAAGAGCAACTCTACAACGAGCGCAAAGGCGGCGTTGACCCCGCGGCGGCCTACCAGGACGAGCGGGCCATGGCGGACATCAACCGCCAGCTCGCGGCGCGCGGGATGGCCAACAGCACGCCCGGCGTTCGGCAGATCACCGACTACCAGGCCAACATCAACGCCCAGCGTGCGCAGCAACTGGCGGCCCTCGCGGGCGGCGCGGACACCTCGCGACTCGGGCTCGACCAGGCCTACGGCGGCGCGGCCCAGGGCGCGAGCGGCGAGCAGCGCGGCTACTACAACGACGTCATGAACGGCGCCGGGAGCCTGGGCGATTCCAGGGCCAACACCTTCGGGCACTTCTCCGAGCTTGGCGGGCAGGCGTACGGCGAGGGCCAGAAGGAGAAGCTCCAGGCCGCGCTGCAAGCCGCGGGTATCGACATGGCGACCTTCCAGAACATGGTCGGCGACGTGACCGCGGTCGGCGGTCTGGCGACGGGCTTCATGAAGAAGCCAGGGGCAGCGGGAGCGGCCAAGTAGCCATGGGCTATCTCGATTACACCCCGCCGAAGGCCTGGGGCGGCCTCGGCAGTCAGGGCCAGGGGAATCTGCTCAAGATCGCGGATCTCCTCCAGGAGCAGCGGCGAACCGCTGCCTATGAGGACCAGATCGCAGCGACGAACAAGGCCCTCGCGGAGAAGGCTCTCAAGGACAAGACCGACGAGGCCCTGAAACAGAGTGACCGGCTGAAGGACATCACTGCGGGGGCGACTGCGTATCTCGCGAAGGGCCGCAGGGGCGCGGCAGAGGCGCTGGTGAAGTCGTCGCAGTTCCCCAATCCACGCGATCCGGGCGGCCCCTTGCTCGGCATGACTTGGGAGGAGGAGAAGCCGGGGCCTGCGCCCACCCCTACGGCGGTCGCGCCCGAGGAGCCGCTGCCCGACTTCGTCCAGGTCATGACGCCGCAGCAGGCGCGGACCAAGGCGATCCACGACGCCCTGGTCAAGCAGGGCCGCCCCGTCGACCAGCCGCCCGCGGCCAACGATCTGGCCACCGAGGCCGCCGCCACCGAGGCCGAAGGGCTCGCCCAGCGCACCCAGGACGCTCGCCAGCAGTACCCCGCGAAGAAAGCGCTCTACGAATCCGAGGCCGCCGCCGACGCGGCCAAGAAGAAGGCCTACGACGAGCAGGTGGCCAACCCGAACGTGATTCTTGGCAGTCCTTACGGTGGCAGGACAACGATCCACCCATCGGAGGAGAGGGATTACCAGCGGCAGGACATGATCGACCGCGCGACGAAGCTTTTCGCCGATGCCGCAAAGGAGCCGGACCCGCACACGCGCGCAACGATGCTGCGCTCGGCAAACCTGCTGATGGACGAGATCCCCAACTTCGAGAAGTCGGCGATCAACAACACCGCCAGCGCATCGCAGGCGCAAGAGGGCCGCGTCGAGCTTCAGGGGCTGAAGGGCCAGAACGCTATCGACGTGGCCAACATCAGGAAGAAGAAGGGCGGCCCCGCGCCCCTCGGGCCCGGCAACAAGTCCTGGGAGAAGGAAGAAGCCGGGCTGGTCCACGAAATCGACAAGTTCGAGACCAACTCGAATTTGAGCGGCCCAAAGGGGCTCCAGGGCAAACAGACCGCTCTCGGCGAGGCCTATACGCACGCCCAAAAGCCGAACGTCACCGGCGCCCAGCAGATCTTGATCCTCGACCGTTTGCTCAAGAGCGCGAGCGGCCTCGGCGTGCGCCAGGCGATGATGCAAACCTATCTCAATCACCTGTCGGGCCTTCGGGAGAAGGGCGAAAACGTTCTCCAGTCCTATATCGATGGCTCCATTGGAAAGGGAGCGTGGGCCAAGGTCGTTGAGGCAATCCACGACGAGTTGGCCGACTCCTGGGCCGAGGGCGGCGCCTCGAACAAGAAGTTCCAAGAGGTCATCCACAGCAGCGACGCGTATAAGCGTCACCCAGACCTCGTCCGCCGCCGGGAACTGCAAATGTACGGCGGTCTGCACGGCTTCGGACAACCCGAAGGCGAGCCGGCGGCGGACCCCGAGTCGGCTCCCGTCACCAAGGCCAAGACGATCGCCAAGGGCGCGAAGGCCGGCGTAGCGGCACCGCCAGCCAAGCAAGAACCTGCGGCCGGCAAGCGCATCAAGCTCAAGAGCGGCGAGACTGGAACCCTCGGCCCCGACGGCATTTTCCACCCGGATGGCAAGTAATGGCGGGCCGTAAACTAACGCCCGAGGAACTGGCCGGCGCCGAAGACCTCGGAGATCCGGCTCCAACGACGAGTGGGCCGCGCAAGCTTTCTCCCGAGGAATTGGCGGGGGCGGTGGAGGTGAAGCCCGCCGAGCCGGGGTTCTTCCGCCGGGCCGGGCGCACGATCTGGGGCGGGCTCAACAGTCTCGGCCATGTCGCCGCCGAACAGCTCCCCGTGGTCGCGGGCGCCATGACCAGCCCAATCGACACCATCGCCGACCCAGAGAAGCGCGCCGAGTTCGTGGATCGGTTCGCGCTGACCAATCCCGCCAAGCGGCGGGAACTGGAGCGGGGTCTCAGCGATACGGTGACCGCCGGCTACGCGCAGAAGCTCGGCGAGTACGTCGACAAGAACATGAACGAGGAGTTTCCCTCCATCTCGGAACGCCACATGGCGCCTGACCAGGTGGTCGACGACGCCGTGGCCGCTCCGGGCTACCGCACCGCGGGGAGCGTTCTGGGGATGGGGCTCGCCAACCCCCTCGGCAACGCTATGGGCTTCCTCGGCAAGGCCGGGGGCGCCGTTGCCGAGCGCGCAGCGCCCCAGTTGGTGGCGAAGGGCCTCGGATACGTCTCGAAGGTTCCAGGAGTCGCCCGAGACGTTGCCGGCTCGTTTGCCAACTATGAAGCGGTCGCCCCCCTGACGGCGGCGGTGGCGGCGGTGGGGGAGGAGCCACAACCGGGAGGGCCGGGTCGATTGGAGGCCGCCAAAAGGGCTGCAAAAGAGGCGGCGCTGGACCCCATGGGCCTCGGTCTCAGCGTCGGCGGCGCGGCTGTGGGCAGCGCCTTCAAGCGCGGCGTGCTGGGCTCCAAGGGCGGCAAGGCGCGAGCGCTGATCGATTCCAATCGCAGCGGCGGCGCGCATGCGGGCCTTCTCACCCCGGGCAAAGGGGGCGTGTTTGCCGACGAACTCAAAGGCCTGGGGACCGACGACGCCGCGATCGGCAGGGCCGCGCAGATCGGCTCCCAGGGCATTGTTTCACACGTCGAAGGCCAGCACGCGACCGAGCACGGATATGACTACCGCGAAGGCCCCGACCTCGTCAGGCAGGCCCGCGCCGACCGCGTGGACGCCATCAGGCGCGGTGAGACTGAGGCCAGCGCTGCGGGGCGAGATGCGCGGGAAGAGATCCGCGACGTGAACGAAGAGGCGCGTCTGCATGCGCACGGCGCCGCGCCCGAACTTCTTTCCGACCTCAACGAGCGCCACCGCATCGAGGGCTCCGAGCCCTATCGCGTGCTCAAGGAGCAGATCGACAACTCGCCCGCGGCATTCAACAAGCGCGACATCACCCCGGTGATTGAGCACCTCCAGGACGCCCAGCACTACCTCGGCACGCCCGACGACGTGAAACAGCAGATCGCCGGGCTGCTCAAAGAGTTGGACACCTTCCGCGATCCCATCCTCGGCGGCCCGGTGATGGTGCCCGAGTGGCAATTGAACGGACTTCGCCGAAAGCTCAGCGGGATGGGCAACGTCGGTGCCGAGGTGCCCCGCGGGCACGATGCCGCCCTCGCCAAGGCCGCAGGCCTCGCCAGAGAGATGGTCGACCAGGGCCCCTATGCGCCGCTTAACAAGCTCTTTGCTGAATCGGCGTCGGCGCTGGAGGCGGGGCGCGAGGGCCTGGGGCTGAAAGGGCGACGGGGCAGCAACCCCGCGACGGAAGAGGCCATGGTCAAGGCCCGCATGGTGCGGTCGGTGAAGGACCCCACGGCGTTCCCAGGGGAGGGACCACCTCCTGGCGCCGACATGGGGCCCTATCGCCAGCGGATCCAAGACGCCGAGGCTCGCCGGTTTGCCGCCGAAGAGGCCGCGCGCACGACCAAGGCCGAAGTGCTGGCCAAAGAGGCGGACACCTTGGCGCGGGTCAACAGGGGCAGCGAGGCCGCCATCCCCGACCGCAACCTGCTAGGCCTGAATGAAAACATCGGCCAGCGGGCGGTCGATGAAAACCAGGTTCGGATCGCGCTCGAACGCCAGGTGCGAAATAGTCCCGCCGCCGGTGCCAACCGGGCCAATCTGCCGGCGTTTCGGGAGAAGTACCCGAGCCAGGGGCGCAACATCGATTTGCCGGTGTTGCAGAACGCGCGCAGCGACCTCTCGTTTCGCATCAAGCCAAAACACGGCGGGGCGGTCGCGCAAGCCGCCGGTGAGGTCAATCCTGCCCTCGGCGTCGGCCTGATGGCAACGAAGCATCCCCTCGTCGCCGCCCTCTTGGCCGCAGCCCAGAACAAAGACCCCATCATGGGGCGCGTTCTCTACAGGCCGGCGAAGGCCCTCAAGGTCCAGAACATTGCGAGGGCTCTCGGGGCCGCGCGCGGTGCCGACCTCGGCCAAAAGGCCGAGGCCTATATCGAACTCCAAAAAGGACAAGGCCAATGAGCAGCACCAACATGGACATCTTCATCTCCAACGACGCCATCAGGAACGTCCCGGCGGGCGCGAGCAACATTGTCCTCTGGGATACGACGGCCGACCCCGGCAAGGGCACGCCGTTCGCTCGCCGCAGGACCCACCCGCGCGTGCGCCGGGCCATCATCCGCGTGCAGACCGACCAGGCGGCGACGTTCTTTGCGCAGAACGTGACCGTCAACTCGACCACCTGGCGCACCTACAACGGCGCGGGCGCGGGCGAGGCCATCGCCGCCAATACGTTCTTCGAACGCGACGTGCTTTGCGTCGGCGATGACACCCGACTCATGATCACCACCGGCACCGTGCCGACGCTCTGGGAGGTCTCCGTCCGCCTGGTCGAGGCCGATCGCTCGGTGGGACAGTAAGCCATGCCCACGGACATCGGGAATATCCCGCCCAGCACCGGGGGCGGAGGGGGCGGAGGGGGCGCCGCCACGTTGCCGAGCACGCTTGTCCTCGACGACGCGGCGACCAACACGTCGGGCGACGTTCTCGTTCTGCGCCATATTACCTCGGGCACCGCCGCCGCTGGCTTCGGCGCAACCTTTGGCGTCGACCTGGAAAGCGCTGGCGGCGTTGTTCGGCGCGCAATGAACGATACCATATCGTGGGTAACTGCCACCAACGGGGGCGAGGTGGCGACGCGCACGATCCAGATGATGCAGGGAGGGGCGCTCCAGGACGCGCTCTATATCTCCTTCAATCAGCTGACTGTCATTGGCGGCTCGGCCCATATTGGCTACGGCCAATATGGAGACGTTTCCGTCGGTCGCCAGAACGGCACAGGCGCTTGCGAAATTCTTGGATCGGCTGGCGGGATTGCCTTTCTCAATCGGGTGTCCGAACGCAAGGGCGCCGACATTGCGTCAGCGTCGACGATCACGGTTGGGATCGATGGCAACTACGTTCACGTCACCGGCTCGACGGCGATCGATTTTCTCACCAACACGGGGATCCAAGACGGAACGGCCATGGTTCTCTACTTCGTCGCCGCCGTCACCGTGAACAACAACACCGGGGCGCCCCCCGGCGGGACGTATCCATTCGCCCTTTCGGGTTCGGTTAACTATGTCGCCACGGCGGGATCGCGTCTCACCGTGCGCCGGGACACCGCGCTCGGCAAGTGGGTAGAGACCGGCCGGACCCCGGGCTAGTTCGAAAAAGGAGATTCAGATGCTCACTCTTACGACCGCCATCACCATTCCCAACATTCAGCGCGTCCACGTCGACGCGGTCCTACTCGACGGCAACACGAGCGTCGCCACCGTCTCTTGCAGCGTCCTGGGCACGGGGAGCCTCACCTATTCCATCGTGACCCTTTACGTGCGCGACGGGACGAGCCAGGGGCTGCGGGCCACCGCTGCGCCCGTCGGCTACAACGATCGCGTCGAGATCTTCTCTGTGGCGACGCCGACCGCCTTTACCGATCTGGTCGCGGCCTACACCGGCAACATCACCGTGCGCAACAAGGCCGCCGAGTCGGTCCTGCTCGCCGCCGGCCTTCTCCCGCCGGGCACCGTCGCGTGATCTTGGCGCTATCGCAGGTGGACCGGGCGGCCATCGCCGCCCTATTCATGAAGCCGGCCTCCCGGGGCGGTTCGCCCGAGATTCTGCTCGCCCAGGACGACCTGGAGACTCTCCTCGGCATCGCCGAGTTCATGGGCCAGGCGGAAGTGTCCACGGCGACGATGTCCACCGAGCCTGTCGACGTCGACATCCCCGACGAGCACGTCCCCGTGCTGCGCCAGATGCTCGGCTGGCCTGGTCAGCAGCCGAACGCCGCGCGCATTGTCGCCAAGATTCTAAGGCAGCTTCCGAAGCCCTAGCCCCCCGGCGGCCTCCCCCGCTTCCGCTGGAGCCGCCCCGTGGGCGTGATCCCTAGTAGCCACCTCCGCGCGGGCGCCCCGGGCCCCGCGCCTTGCGCGCCCCCTCCATGGTCTCCAGCACCACGGCGCGGATGTGGTCCACGAAGGCCTGGGGATCGTCCGCCGTGCCTAACAGCATCAGCTCCGTGATCCGCATGAAGGCCTGCATGCACCGCTGTTCATAGGTCCGGGCGAAGGAGCGCCACTCACTACTCGGCTCCGCTGGCGTTGGGATCGGCGCCGGCCCTCGGCGGGGCACCATCGCCGCCAGCCCTGGCGCGTTTCCTCGATGGCCTGGCGGGAACGGGACGGGCAGCCCTGCTGCCTTCGCCTTCAGGTTCATTCTGTGCCGCTCGTGCGTGGGGATCTCCCCTCGCGCGCGCATCTCTTCCGACATCGTGGGGACGCCCCGCTCCCGCTGAAGCTTCGCCAGGCGGGCCCGCGCGAAGCCATTGGCCTTGGTCGGCGAGTTGTGCCCGGTGTCGACGACCTCCTTGTAGCCGTCGGGCAGGACGATGTGAGCCTTGAAAAGGCGCTCCCCCTTGGGCTTCCAGACCTGAAAGCGTCGCCCGGGGGCTGGTTCGGGGACGGCGGCGGGATCCTCTTTGTCTTTTTTCACCAGTTCGACAAGAGCCATCAAGCGGCCAGGTGGCGACGGGGGCTACGGGGCTTGCGCGCGGCCACACGGGCGGCCATCGCCTGGCGACGGGGTGACACGGCCATCGAGCGGCCCTGGGCCTGCTGGGCGGCCTGCTGGTCACGCTGGGCGCGCTCTTCCTGCGAGACGTAGGGGACCATCTTGTTCACGATCGAAAGGATCGAGCGCGTGGGCGCCTCGGCGTCCTTCGGCTTGACCAGCCCTAACTGCGCCTTGATGAATTTGTGCATCGACAAATTCCCAGAGGCTAGTGTCGTGCTCATCCGCATCATTTGCCAGTATTCAGCAGGGTCGAGCCAGAGGGTGATCTTCATCTTGCGATGCAGTTCGGATGACTTCATGGGGGTCTCCTTTGTTTGTCAGATCCAAGTTTCTACGATGACAGGATCGTCAGCTTCTTTTCTGCCGAGATTGAAAAGACCAGGCGGCATACCTCCGCGCGCCTCTTCGAGCGTGTCGCAAACCAGGTCAGGAATCAGAGCGTGGCGCGGGCCCTCTGGCACAACCACGCATCGGCGCACAACGTACTTGCCCGGGTAGTCCTTCGGGTGCTCGTAGATGGCCCACAGCCACAGTTGGCGCTCTGTCTCTTGCTGCATTTTCCCCTCCCTCCCCTCTTCGAATTAGGCCGTCTTGCGCGGCATGCTCTTTCCGAATTCGATTTCGTTAAAGGGCGTGCCGAGCGCGCGAGCGCGAACGAACTGGCTCGCGGTCATGCCCATCTTGCGGGCGTGGTGCTCGACGACGGCCCACTCCTCGGCGTTCCAGCGGACAGCCTTCACCAGGCGGGGCGGTTCGGAAACCGTGGCTCTTTTACGCACGATGGCGAAGACCGTAATACGCACTTCGCGGTCGATGCAAGAAAATTAGTCGAGGACCTCTTCCATGCGCAGCAAGATGCCGGGTTTTTCGGGCCGGTGAGTGATGGGGCCAAAGACGATTTGCTTCACTACGCCCTGGTGGTCCCCGCTTAAAATGCGTGCCTGCACGAGGGCATCTTCGATCACTTTTGCAGCGCCCGCGTAGATGTTCAAGGGATCGCGGCCCTGCTCGCCGCCCCGTTTTTCGTAGGCTTCGTAGTACATGCGGACCCGCTTCATCGGGCGTAGCCGCTTGAGCATGGCGACGGCGACGACGACATCGATCCACTGGGCCTTGAGCAGGATGCGCACCCGCACCTTGCCGCCCACCAGTTGATTCAAGCTGGGCATGGGCCCCGGGATCCATAGGGTCTGCACTTGATTCTCGGTACCTTGTTTTTGTTCCTGTGGTACCTTGTTCATCGATGCCACGAAAGAAGAAGCGCAATGCCTATCAAGAAGAGCTGGAAAAGTTGGCCCTTGAGGCGTACCAGGACGCGCGCAAGAAACGCCTCGAAGCGCTGGAGCTGGAGGAGCGCGCGCGGCGGATGCGGGAGGTCGCGCGCAACAGCGAGCCGAAGAAGCGCATCATCGGGGGCCCCGTCTTCCAGCGCACGATAAGCAAGGTCGTTCTGCTCTTGCCCTTCCGCAGGGCGCTCATGAAGCGCCAGATGATGGTCCCCGACTGGGCCCGCCGGCAGCGGAACCCCCCGGTCAGCGTCGAGACGGTCAAGAACTGGCTCAAGCCGGCGCGCAAGCGGCCCATCCCCGAGTTCTGGGCCAAGAAGATAGAGGCCGAATTTCGAGACGAACACGGACGCTCGGAGGTCCCGGCTGTGGACTCGTCCTGGCCTCATGGAATTTTCAGGGGTTAGAACTTTCTGAGTACCTAGAGTTCTTTTCCCTTGAGGTACCCGGTCGTCAGGGCCAGTATAACCCTGATGCCTACTCATGACGATCTTCTGCTCGAAGGTCACGACGAGGGGCGGGACGGGCAGGGGTTGTGCCCGAACTGCCAAGAGCCGATCGAATCGGCCGAGACTGGCGATGGTAGCCAGTGCATTTGCTGCCCGATCTGTGAGGGCGACGGGCGGGTCCTCTACCAGACGATGAGCCAGATCTGCCCGGCCTGCAACGGCTGGGGGATCTTGCAGCCCAAGGACGAGGTCATCGCCGCCGACCTGGAGAAGCCGCTTTGACCGGCAAGCAGCAGCCGCCGATGTCCGAGGCCGTCGCCAAGCGCTACGAGCAGAGCCAGGCGGGCGTCCCGCTCGAAGACGAGGAGCAGGCCCTCACCTACGTGCCGACGCGCCCCGAGAGCCGCCTGCTGGCGCCTGGGGAGTTGCCGCCGGTGAAGGCCGAGCCGGTGACCTCGATCGCCACCGAGCCCTACGCCGGGGTCGCCAAGGAGGCCTACAGCAAGGAGGCCCAGGCGATCTTGAGCCGCCCCCTGACCGACCAGGAGATACACATCAGACCCGATGATGGGAACCTGTACCTGCCGGGCGTCTACTATCGGCGGCGCTTGAACGAGGCCTTCGGCATCGGCGCCTGGGGCCTGGTGCCGGTCTCCCAGGTGACCGAGCGCGCGCCCGGCAAGAACCCCACGGTGTTCTACAGCGCCCGCCTCTACGTGCTCGGCCGGTTCGCCGCCGAGTCGACGGGCAAGGGCACCTGGATCACCGAGAACGCCAAGAGCGACTTCGGCACCGCGCTGGAGAGCGCCAAGACCGACGCCCTTACCCGCTGCGGGAAGGACTTGGGCATCGCCGCCGAGTTGTGGGATCCCGACACCGCGGGCCGCTGGCGCGCGCAGCACTGTGTGAAGATCAAGAACCCCGATACGAGTCGCTTCGGCTACAAGGCCGTCGAGGTGTGGGTGCGCCGAGACGATCCCTGCTTCGACCAGACGCTGGCCAAGCCGGCGCCGCCGCCCAACGTGCCCGAGCTGTCGCACTCGAAAGAGACCGGCGCGCCGCTGATGGGCAACTGGCCCCGCGCCGTCGTGGACCCGAGCGCCGACGGTCACCGCGAGTTGGACAACGAGCTACGCCGCATCGTCGGAGCGCCGGTGCCGTCGGAGCTGGAGGTGCTGCTCCAGCGCTCGATCGACGACAACACGATCGAGGTCGAGAATAAAAAGACCGGAGAGTTCACGCGCGAGCCGAAGGCGCTCCAGACCCAGATCGCACACATCCACATTCTCCAGCGCGAACTGGGAATAACCGAGGAGTCCTATAGGCATGGGATGAAGACGTACTACGGGGTCGAGACCTCTTCGGTGCTCACGAAAGCGCAGGCGAACGACATGATTTTGAGGCTTGAGAGAGCGAAAGCTCGGGTGCCTCCCGAGATGCTCAAGCTCGTCTCACCGACGGGAGAATAAACGTATGACGAGAAAGTTGATTTTCTACTTTACGTTACGAACGGGTGGCAGTACGGTTTCCGCGACATCGAAGTGCGTAGGGGCAGGGTCCGACGATGTCTAGGGGGCGGGCCCTACCAAGTTCTGGTGCGAGTGAAGGTAAGCGTGAAGGCCTGGGGGCCTCCGCGAGGAATGGGGTGCTCCCTATGATCGAAGATCCGCGCGTGGTGCTCAAGGTCAGCGACGTGGCGAAGGCTGCGAACGTCAACATCCCCGTCATCTACAAGTTGATCCGGACGGGTGATCTGCTGGCGATCGACATGCGGGCCAAGGGTGCGCGCAGGGCCACCTGGCGCGTGACCCGATCGTCCTTCGAGGCCTACATGGCGGGCGCGTCGTCTGACGGGTCGACATGAGCGCCGCCGCTGACGCGTTGCCGCTCTATTTCACGAGCGACGAGGCCGCGCTGGCCTGCCACTACAAAACAGCGCGAGGTTTCAGACTGGCGGCAGTAAGACTAAACATCCAGCCGGCGGGCCGTCGTGGAAGGGCAGGCCTTTACACGGCCGAGCAGGTCCGCCGCATGATCGAGAAAGAAGGAGTGGAACGGTATGAGCAACACCAGCAGCAACTATCCCTCAGGTATTCAGAGAGCATCCAACGGCGAGTGGAAGATTCGCGTCGTCAAGACCGACCCGCGAACGGGCAAGAGGGTTCCGAAGAAAGCGACCTTGCCCAGCTCCGCGACTCTGAAAGACGCGGTCCTAAAGCACGACGAGCTGGCGCAGGCGATCCTGTCGGGGGGCCGGCCGAAGCAGGGCGGCTGGACCGTCTCCGCTTACGCCGCCTCCTGGATGAAGCGGCGGGCCCCAAGGCTCGGAAGTGAGTTGACCCGGGAGCGCTACAAGTTGGCCCTGTCGAACCATATCTTGCCGGCCTTCGGCGAGTGGATGATCGATGCCGTCGACAAGATGGCGATCGACGAGTGGCTGGTGAAGCCGCGCAACCGTTTCGAGTTGCACGACGAGATGCCGGCGCGCGCGTTGCTGCCGAAGCGTGACGCCGAGGACTACTCGCCCGAGACCATCAACGGCTGGTGGCGGATCTTGAAGATGATGCTCCAGGACGCGGTCAACGAGTTGGGGCTCACCCGCGATCCGACGCTCGGCGTGCGCCCGCTGCCGAAGCGCACGAAGATCGACAAGGAGACCAACACCCTCACCGCCGAGGAGGTCACCCTGCTCTTCACGATCTGCCAGCGCGACTATCCCCAGTGGTTCGCGTTCATCGTGCTCGGCTTCGCCATCGGCGCGCGTCCCGGCGAGCTACGGCCCCTGCGCTGGGGGACCGATCTCGATCTCGACACCGGCAAGCTCACGCTGCGCCAGTCGCAGAGCGGGAAGTATCTCGGGCCGACCAAGACCAAGGTCGATCGGGAGATGCTGCTCCCGCCCGAGGTGATCTCGGTGCTGCGCTGGCACAAGGTCTGGCTCAAGAACGCCCATCACCCGGCGGCCGATGGCCTCCTGGTCTTCCCGCCTGCGGGCGCGCGCTGGCGGCCGGGCCGCTGGCGCAGCATGGCGAGCCGCGCACCGGCCGAGAATCGCTTCCTCGCGGCCTCGGCGCTCGACCGCCCCTTCGCCAAGATGATCGAGGCCTGCAAGATCTCCCGACACATCACGCCGAAGGCCTTCCGGCGCACGTTCAACGACATCGCGCGCAAGGCGGCGAAGTTGAACAACGTGGTGACCCGCGCTCTGACCGGCCACCACTCGATCGAGATGCAGGAGACCTACAGCACCGTCGACTTGCAGGAGAAGGGCGAGGGGCTGGCCCAGGTCTTCCGCCTTTTTAAGGTTGACACCGGGACCTAAAATGTATCCAGAACCCTCAGGATTCGGTTTGCGGGACACACCAAGGGGCCAGTGGGACACTTTCGGGGACACAACGACCCTTCCTTTGGTGTCCTTTTGCTTCCGCTGCGAACCGTCAAAGAGGGTCCAAAGAGGCGGAATGATTCAGATTGGCGCACTGTTTCCAGGGTTAGATGCAGTTTTCACACGGTCGAAGTCGCTGGTTCGAAACCAGCAACGCCCACCTGAAATCATTAGGTTTTTCGGAGGTCCCCCGAAAGACGCACCGCAGAAGGGACACGTAGCGGGACACTTCACACCGCGTCAGAGGCGGGTTTACGGGTGACTAACCCCGTCCCCAGGCCTCCCGCGGGGCCCGCGGTACGAGCCGGGGCACCCTCTAAGGTGTCCCGGCAGGTGTCCCCGGGCGGCCCAAGTGTGTCCCCGGGTGTGTCCCCGGGCCCCTCCAGGACGCCGCCCGAGGTGTCCCGGCTGCTGCGCCAGGAGGCGGTCACGATCGCCGCCCTGGTGACCTCGGGCGCGCTGTCAGACCGCGCCGGGCGGCGGCAGATGGTCCGGCTCGGCCGGCAGCTCGGGGGGCGGCCTTGAGATGGGCCGTCTATCTGACCTGGATGCTGCTCGTCACCACGCTGGGGCTCAACGTGGCACTGGCCGATCTGGTCCACCTCAGCCGGAGGGTGAGCCAGCTCGAAGGCCGCATCGCGGCGCTGGAGGTCCGCCCATGAAGACCGTCGTCTCGTACTGCATCGGCTGGCTCATCGTGGCGTGGTTCGCCTGGATGGCGACCTGGATCGTGATCGCCGCGCTGTTCGGTTTCTGACCCTGGGGAGGTGACTCGATGAACAACGCGAACGTGCTACGGATGCCCGGCATCAAGGAGCTGCCCGCGAGCGCTCCCAAGTCAGTCAGGTCGATCATGGACACCCTGCTCGTCACACCGGCGGGCATCGATCGCTGGAAGAAACCGCCCTTCCAGCGGGAGCTGAAAGTCACCGCCAAGGTGGTGGCCTTCGCCGAGGAGTTGAAGACCAACGGCGGGGTCATCAGCGGGATCATCACGCTCGGCAAGTTGGGCGGCGAAACCTACCTGGTCGACGGCCAGCACCGGGTCGAGGGCTTCAAGATCTCGGGGCTCACCGAGGGATTGGCCGACGTGCGGATCTGCCACTTCGACGACATGGCCGAGATGGGCGACGAGTTCGTGCGGCTCAACTCGGCGCTGCGCCGGCTGATGACCGACGACATCTTGCGCGGCCTCGAAGGCTCGCATGAGTTCCTGGTCACGATTCGCAAGCGCTGCCCCTTCGTGGGCTACGACAACCTACGCCGGGGGAACGCGAGCAGCATGAAGCTCATCGCGATGTCGACGACGATCCGGGCCTGGCTCGGGTCGAGCGGGGCGACCCCATCGGGCGGGCCCAACAGCAGCGACTGCGTCCGGATGTTCACGTCGGAGATCACCGACGCCATGACGAAGGTGCTCACGGTCTGCTTCGAGGCCTGGGGCAAGGACCCCGAGAACTACAAGCTCTGGGGCGCGCTGAACTTGGTGCTCACGTTCTGGCTCTGGCGCCGGCTCGTGCTCAACGAGGGCGCCTCGACCCGCAGGGGCGGCGTGCCGACGGTGAAGCTCGATCCTGGGGAGTTCCGCCAGTGCCTGATGGCGGTCGCGGCCAACGGCCAATACGTGCAGTGGCTGCATGGGCGCACGCTGTCCGAGCGCGATCGGGGCCCGGCCTACGCGCGCATCAAGGCCGTCTTCGCGGGCCGCCTCGGCGGCATGGGGTTTGGTCGTCCGAATCTGCCGTCGCCCGACTGGGCCGGCGGCCGGTAGCTGGAGGTGAATCGTGCGGGGACAACTTTGTCTGTGGTGTGGCGTGCGCGTGGTGCTGATCCAGAGCATCGGCGGGGCGACGATCGCGCAGCAGTGCCCTCTGTGCCTCGACAGCGCGCCCGTGGGCCAGCCCGTGGGCAAGGAGCGGGAGAAGCCCAAGCCGCTCACCAGGGCCGAGCAGAAGGCGCGCAAGGCGATGAAGGCCGCCAAGCTGGAACGCCAAGGGGAGCTGTTCGCGAAATGATCTGCCCCCAGTGCGCCACGGCGGCGCCGAGCGAGGTAGTCCGGACCTTCGGGGGGAGGGATCTCCCGCTCGCCTACTACCCCCGGGTGCGCCGCTGCCTGGGCTGTGGATTCGTGGGCGGGACGTTCGAAATGTGGACTGCCAATGCTGCCGGCAGCATACCGGCAGCACACGGGCACTCTGCCGGCACCTTGCCGGCAACAGGACTGCTGCCGGTAGCACACCGGCAACACGCCGGCACGCTGCCGGTAGCAACGGGGGGGGTAGGGGGGGGTCTGTCTAACGATCCCTCTCTTTCCGTCTCAGTTCTTGATCCGATTTCTGGTCCGAGTTCCATCCGGAAGCCTTCACAGCAATCCGGATCTTCCGGAGCGCGCGAGCGCGTAAGAGCAACCCGCGGACCACGCCGAGCCGACGAATACAGCGCCGAGTTCAACGCCTTCTGGTTGGTGTACCCGAAGAAGAAGAAGCGCGCCGAGGCCTGGAAGAATTGGCAGAGCTTCAAGCCGCCGGTTGATCTCGTGATGGATGCGCTCGCCTGGCAAGTCGAGCAGCACGACTGGACCAAGGAGGACGGGAAGTTTGTGCCAAAGGCCGCGGACTGGATTGAAGACGCCGGGTGGACGGCGAAGCCGCCGACGGGGGCGTCGCGACCTCTTTCAAAGATCGAGCAGAAGACCGAAGAGCACAGGGAAATGTTCGTAGGTGGAAGGGAGTGGGCAAACCGATGACCAAGGACAGCTACGAGGACAAGAAAGCATTCGCAGACGGAATGACCGCGCTCGGGGTGGTTTACGCGACTCCGATCAACGAGGTCATGCTCGATACCTATTGGCAGTTTCTTTGCGACCTGACGCGCGAGCAGTTTCGGATGGCCGTCAGCACCGCGGGGCGCAAGCTGAAGTTCTTCCCGAAGCCGGCCGAGTTGCGGGACTGCATCGGCATGGGCGATGCGCAGGTCAAGCTCAACGCCTCTCTTGCCTGGGAGATCGTCCGCAAGGCGATGGACAAGTACGACTACGTCCAGACGGTGGACTTCGGGGCGCTCGCCAATGCGGTCATTCGCAACATGGGCGACTGGAGAGCGCTTTGCCGCCGTTCGCTCAACGAACTGACCTGGGACCGCAAACAGTTCGAGGAGCTATACCAGCAGATGGCGAGCACCGAGATCTCCGCGGCCAAGGGCGCGCCGCTCGTCGGGGAATACTTCAAGAACGTCATCCGCCTCCAGATGCCGGGTGAGACCGCGGCCCAGTTGGCCCGGCCAGCGTTGCCCGAGAAGGAATCTCGGGTGCTCTCGATCGTCCGCGACCTCGCGAACGCCAAGGACGCGAACGCCAGGGACGAGGAAAGCAAGGACGAGAAGGGCGGCAAGGGCGGCAAGGGCGCAGCATGACCCGCCTCTACGTCTCGACCGACCCGGGCATCTACGACCAGCTCTGGCTCTGCGACGACTGCGCCGTGCGCGTAGAGGCCACCTGGCGCCCCTCCCGGCTACTTGCCCCTCCCGGGGCCGATTGCGACGCCTGTGGCGCAAGCCAGGAGGTCACAGAGCCCTTCGCGCGAGCACTCAAAACCGAAAAGGACCAAACACCATGAGCAACTATCCCGACCCGCAATCCAACTTCCTGGTTATCGGCATCGTCGTGCGTGATCCGATGCTGGGCCCCAACTACGTTCTCATCAGCGTCAGAGACGGGGAGAAGCTCTATCTCGACGTCGCGGTCTTCGAGGACGGCCCGCTCGCCGAGGCCCGCAACCTCAAGGGGGGCATGCAGGTGAAGATCGCGGGCGTGCTCGGCAAGCGCAAGATGAAAGGCGTCGTCGATCTCAAGGGGCGCCAGGTCTACGAGACAACCCTGCTCGCGCGGCGGATCGCGATCATTGGGGCGCCGTCTTACCAGATGCCGCAGCAGCCGATGTACGTCCCGGCCAACCCGCCGGGCGCGCCCGCGATGACTTATCCGCAGTGGGTTGCGCAACAGGGGCCGCCCAACCAGATCGCAAACCCGCAGTATGCGCACCCGCCCAGCCCGCCCCAGCCCGCCCCGACCTCACATCCCGCTTCGTGGGATCTCGACGATAAGCTCGCCTTTTAGCCCATGCTCTACCGGGTCTACTTCAACAAGATCGAGGAGGCGCCCCAGATCTGGAGCGTCGACGAGGGGACGACCGCGTCCGAGATCAACGTGCGCGGCGTCGACATCCGCATCACCCAGGGCGCCGCCATCACCTACCAGAACCTCGCGGCCGAGCCGCCCGAGCCCAAGGCCTGGATCGAAGTCGAGGGGCTGCTCACCATCGCCAACGGCTTCGCCTTGATCCGATGAGCAACGACGACGACATCCCCCGGCAGCAGGCGGTGCTGTCCAGGTTCGTCACCATCGCCGAGAGGCTGCTCGCGTACAAGTACGGGGGGCAGGCGTTCCCCGACGGCTCTATCGCGCTCTGGGCCTCGTACAACGGCAGGAAGGGCCGGGGCCGCATCATGCTAGAGCCAGGGGCGCTCGCGGTCGACGGGCGCATCCTGCAATTACTGGAGTCGGTCTTCAGGGCGGCGCTGCACGGCGCGCCCGAGGTGGTCATCCCGACGACGCCACCCCCGGCGGGCGTTCCGATCGAACTGGCCAAGAACGCCGCCAGGGTGAAGTAGCTTTACGGGTGGGAGGTTAGGCAATCGCCCCGACGATTAGCCCAGTCCCCCTTGACGAACCAGGCCCCGGGGTGCCGAGCACACTCGGGCATGTCCGAGACTTTCTCGACGGTGGGAAACTGGGCGTTGCCATCACACGGGGGGATCGACAACACGGCCCACGCGTCTGAGAGAGAGACAACCTGGGCGGGGCACCTCTGGGGCACGATGATTGCCAGGACGCCGAAGAAGATCGCGAGCATTGGAAACACTCCTTTTCGAATAAGGGGGGTGGGTATTGCCCCCTCGGTTGGAGGGGGTCTAACTGGAGGCCCGATCTAGTTGGTTTCGGATCCTGTATTTCGCGGGGAAAACCGACCTGGAAATTTTGGGATCATTTCTGGGAGGTCTCACGCGCGCGAGGGGGTATGACGCCCCGCAGCGGACCTCAGCCAGGCTTCCTTTCGAGGGTGAGAGAGAACCCCGCTTGCTGGGCCGTCGCCCTGATGAGGCCGTCGACCGACGGGCAGTGCAGACGGTCTGTGTCCCCATCTAGCAGGCCGATGATTCCCCGCGCGACGGTAAGCCAATCGTCGGCAACGTGCGGACTCTCGGACAGCTCCGCGTGATAGCGCGCGGCGTACGCCTCACGGTAGGAGCAAAGGCCATAGACCAGGGCGGTAATCGCCGACTCGAACCCAGGGCGCGGGTCGGCGACGGCAAGTTTGTGAATCTGTCGTTTGATGTCATATGCGTCGGGCTCGTCGTCGTCGCTGGTGTCGGTCATTGGCTCCCCCCTGGTTTGTGCATGATTCTCTGTGCGAGCCTGTGTTCATAGTGCCCACAGGTTCCGGTTGTGCAGGTGCTGTCAGGCACGCGAAAACCGAGGGCATCGCGGATGATGTCGGCGACGGTGATCCCGCGGGCGTCGGCCCTGGTTTGCAGATCGGCCAGCTCCAGCGCGGTCAGCCGCAGACAGTAGGCGGACGTCCGCCCCAGAGACGTGTATCGGTTTGCCATGGGGTCCCCCTGGTTTAGTTGACCTCGACACCCCAAAGGGCGGCGATCCGGCGGTACTCGGTAACGGCGTCGCCAACGCTCCCACGTTCGGCGTCCTGGATGGTGCGCGCCTCAGCCGGCGTCGCCTGGCGGAAACCGCCCTTGCCGTCATGCACGGTCGTTTGCGCGGGCGGGTTCATGCGCGCCTGGATCACCATGTACGCCTCTCGGAGTACGCGCCGACAATCGGGGGCGAGGTCGGAAATCAGGTCAGGGTGGATCGGAAACTTCGCGTTGGTCATGGGGATCACTCCGTTGTTGATAGGGGGGGGGTATGTGTCGGGTTTTGAGGGGGGGGGGTCTCTTTTGGAAAACCGATCTAGTTGGATCGGGATCCAGTATTTGCTCAGGAAAACCGAGGGGGAAATTTTCAGGCTCAATCTGGGAGGTCTCACGCGCGCGAGGGTGGGATAACGCGCCGCGAGGTAGCATAACGCGATTGCTCGCTCGACCATGCCAGATGCGATTAGCGGCGCGTTACCGGCCCTAGGTGTCCAGACCCTAGGGCCTGGTCGAAAACGCGTCCTAGCGCACGGCAGGGCCCTTTAGCGCGCCTTTGGAAGGCTGGCGCAGACCTCACACAGCATGCGGTCTAGCTGGTCTCCATGTCTGTCACCACAGGCGATAGGCCTAGGCTGTGCCCGATGGCCACAGTCTGTGACTACCGCGGTGGTACCGCAGTGGGCACACGTACGCGTTTCGGCTTTCACGCCGCAGATATCGCAATCGTAGTCCTCAGCCTCAGGATCGGAGATCTCGAAGTTTGCCGCGTCGTCTTCTGTGTACGTGGTTTCGCCCGCGCGGTGCGCTTCTGTCAGTGTCTTGCTTTTCATGTACGTTCCCTCCATACAACCGTCAGTCGCACACTGACGGCAAGTGCAGGGAACGGACCTACCGCGCGATGCGGTTTAGAAACTCATCCGCGGCGCGAATGAAGTCTGTAGGCTCGATACCGCAGTCACGGCACTTGACCGTACCGTCGGTCCCGCGGTGGTCGCACCCGTGCGCCCGTCGGGCGAAGTAGCGCACCTTGGACCCGCGCTTTTGAACGCGGCGCAAGCTCCAGCCGAAACCCTCCGCTGTAGCGGGATAGTCCCAGTCGGTTTGAACTAGCGTGCCTTCGGACCCATGGCCACGGCCATGTATGACAAAGGCGTACCCTAGAGACTCGATGCGGGGCATTGCGTCACTCCTGTTGTTTGTGTTGCTTCGAACAATGCGTCACTAGTAGCAACGCGGGTTTAGCGGGTTTTTAGACGCGATAGGGCGCGTACCAGGGCGAAGGCCTGTTTAAATCCAACGGGACTTGAGCGCATAACCTCCAGAGGTATCAGGCTCACCATTGCGCGTCCCATGGGGCTTCTCAGTGCCTTTTGGCCAGAGGGTAGCGCCGAGGTTGTAAACGAGGTGAAAGCCCATATCCATACCGCAACCTCCGACGACGATACCCTCGCGATTGCGATCGAACCGATCGCCCATGGCGATAGCGGCACTCCAGCCGATGCCGCGGATTTCACCGTCAACGATGACTTTCAGATCGATGACCCGTTGCATGCCACTTTTGGAACAGTGCCTTAGGACGCACAAGATTTCTTGCCCTGGCTTGAGCATGGCGCGCAAATGGTCGCGTGATTCTTCCTGTTCGGCCTTCTGTGCTTTGGTCATCTTGCCCATGGTTGTTTCGTTCCCTCCATAACGCCAGCAACGTTGTTGCGAGCGCAAGCAGGGCGCGAACTAGTCAGCGATCAAGGTGTCGACGATCGCCCATGCCGAGCCATAACGGCCGATCTTAGGCATGCGCGAAAGGTGCTCAGCACAACAGGCAAACACGGCCGATGCGCGAGACGACACTGGCCAGCGTTCGCTAGCGCTAGGCTGATGCGGAACGCACTGGATTAGCGCAACAGCAACGTTGTCATCCGGAGTAGGCTCGCCAGTCTTGAGGTCAATCCACTGGATTGAGCATCGACGGGGCCCCGTTGACAGTGCCTCAGAGGCTAACTCAGCTTCGATGACCCGGCCATAGTTGCGATCGGCGTCAACGATGCCACCGAGGGAGGCAAGCACCTTGCCTGCACTGTCGCGCAAGGTGCAGATCGAAACCTCGTGCGAGTGACTGACCTTGCCATCGGCGCATGCACACCATGACAGATCGGGATCGTCGTCAGACTCCCAGTCGAAACGCCAGCCACGATCCGCGGCGTACTCTTCAGCGCGCGCGAGCTGATACGCGGTTTCAGCATTGCGCCCGACGATACCGCCCGCGTGCGCCCGAAAGAACCGATAGCGATTGTTAGAGACCATGGTTAGCCTTCCTCCGTTCCGTAGCGGGCCATTACTTCCATCGAGAGCGCTTCAGCGTGCGAGGCGCAGAAATCCAGCTGTGTCTCGGTGTAGCCTTCGAAGTAGTCGGCGTCAGTGTCCCCAGGGCGAAGGGTAAGGAAGCCCATACAGCCTTCGATAGCGCTGTCAGAATCGATTGCGTCCGACGGTGCTACGCCGCAATCCTCAGCCTCAAACAGAACGGTACGCTTGCGACCGTCGATCATGGTCAAGCGATAGCCGATCTTGTGCTGGCCAGTGTCGAAGCGTGCGTTAGCGTCCCATGTGACGAGCGTAAACGTGGGACCCTGCCCTTTCGCATAGGGGCGGAAGATGACCCGACGTAGTTTGGTGTGCTCATTGAGTGGCATGGCTACTTCCCTTCCGATTGCGCGTTGAAAACCGAGTGATCCCAAGGCATCGGGTAATCAACCCGGTGTTTAGCCTTCTCTTTCTGGTAGCTATCCCAGTATTCCGACGTGGCCCGATGTCCGGGCCCCAGAAACTGAGATTCCCAGGCAACCAAAGCAGCGGCGCGGATTGCCACCTGGGATTGCATGCGCTCGAACATGAGAGACCAGAGGTGATCTGGCGTCTCTACGTAGTAGGACCCGCGTCCGTCGTAAGCAGTGCTTTGCAGGATGCGCCCGATGCCGACGGGGAAACCGTTGCTGACTAGCAGCAGCTGTGTCATCGACGCACGTCCGTTGCAGGGCGATCCATGTGTCCGAGCCAAGTCTCGGCGCCAGCGTCAATCGTGGGCTGTGCTGGCGTGACGGGACAAGCGGGTAGTAGGGAAAGCAGGATCCACAGTGCGGATATCAGCGTGGCGACCATGGCTACTCGCCCCTTTCGATAGCGGCGTACGTGTCAAGGTGCAGGTGGGTCGCGCCGATCGGCATTGCCGCTAGCGTGCTAGCGACGACACTACGAACGTTGGGCCCGGACGCGACGGTGATATATGCCCAACCGTCGACAGCAGCCGCGCTGCGTACGATGCGGTCAAGACGTGCCTTGCTGGCGCGGATTCCGACGGTGCGAGACGAGGTATGTAGAACGGCTATCATGGCGTTTCTCACTCGGTTGGTTGTGGGTTGTGGTTACAGGCTGAAATCGGCGCCGCTGTCAGTGCGAGCGCTAGGAGTCGCGCGCGGCGTGGTGCACTTGCCGTCCAGGGAGATGAGCAGCCCTTCGGCTGCACACGTGGGGAGCTGTGCCGTGGAGACCAGGATCGGATCCGAGCCGTCAACGGAGACGCTGCAGACGTTGCCATCGCACTGGTCAACAAACAGGGTCAAGCGCATGACCAGGAACAGGGTGGAGAGCATGTTAGTAGCCCGCCCATGTACGGCACTTGGCCATGGTGTCGACGATGATCGCGCAATCGTCGCCATCGGCCATGAGAGCAACACCCGAGCCGTCCGACTCGATGGTTGCGCTGTAGCCGTGGGCAGTGGCGAAACGGACGATCCGGGCTAACTCACCGGAGGTTTTTTCATTGGCGTTCATGCCTTGGGAAGATTGCAAGGCTAATGCCTACTCGCAATGCATGACCAATCCCTGTAATTATTAGGCTTTCACATATCGTCACGGCAATACGTGCGTAAGATCTGTTGCCTCCAGCTGTGAACAGTGTTGCCTAGCGCGCAACAAAGTGCGCACTGGGGCAAAATGTCGCGGTAGGCTAGATCGCGTGTACGCGCGCGCAGGTGAAGCCAGCAATAGTCGCCGCTGGTTTACCCTTGCCGAGGTAGCGAAGGCTTGCCACGTGTCACGCCAAGCGGTCTCACAGTGGGTTGCTAGCGGAGCACTGGTAGCGTTCCGGCCATTCGGTGAGACACGTTGGCTAAGGGTTACAGCCGATGAGCTGAGGAGTTTCGCTAGCCGTCGTCGGAAACCTCTGGGATAGCGCCGCTTATTCGTTCGCGGTTAGCCTATCCCGCCCCCTAGCACGCGTACCGCGTCAGCCGCACCGCGTCCAACGCTGACAGCTACAGACGAGACCTGAGGCAACGTGTCCCGTCACGTGTCCCGATAGCCCTCGCGCGTGTGCGTAAGAGCAATGATATCGGGGGCTTACCTTGGCTAGAGTGCTACCTCCGTTAGGTGGCACTCGATACTTGGGGGGGGCCTTGAGTCTCTCTTCTACTAGGGGGTAGGGGGCACCCCCCCAAGTCAGGGGGGTGGGGGATCAGCGCTAGATCTCCCCTCTCGCACCAGTCCCCTGTAGAATACGATCGGGGGCCTCGGTAGGGCCGAGCACGTGGGGCAGCCCTTCACGGGTCAAGCCGAGGGGTTTTGGGTCAAGGACACCCAGCGGAGAGCGCCGAGGCTCCCGTTCGCATCGCGTCGTGAACACTTTTGACGCGTCCTTGACATCGGGCCCAGTCTGGACGAACCATTCACGCGTGCTCTTCACCAGGACCGACGACCCAGTGACCCCGACGCGCCCCGCGCGAGGGGTGAGCTGTGCGCCTGTCGACGACGCTGGACCGGTAGCCCCGGCGTCGTGCGGACAGGATGGTGCGACCTCGACCTGACTGGAGAGAAACCGTAATTTGGGCACGTGTGGATTAACCTAGTCTTATAGGGGGCTACCGCTATGGATTGGGACCCTTCGAAGGCGGTTTTGCTGGGGCTGGATTACTTGCCGTTGCCGCCGGGGGCAGCGTCCCCCGTGGTGCGGGTGCCGACACTGGGGCAGCACCTGGAGAGGATGGTGGACGTGGCGAAGATCGATTGGGCCAAGGATAAGGTGAGGCAGGAACGGCGGGACTACGCCGCCGATATGAAGCTCGGTCTAGCCGCTGCGAAGGTCGGCCCGAGGCCGGCGTCGGCGTGGGACCCGACCCCGAAGGGCTCCAGGGGCGGTCCCGTTCGGCGGCTCTCCCCCGAGGAGATCCGGAAGGCCTACCCCGGCGCAAAGCCCCCCGTCCGGTTCGGCCCCCGCCGCTAGTCCTTGATGATCTTGCTCCCGTAGAGGGGAGCCGGCCCTGGGTCTTTGGCGTAGCACTCCCCACAGCGGAAGCCGATGGTCGCGTCGAGCGGGACCTTCCCGTCGAGCAGCAGCTGGGCCCGCGGGATGAACTCCGTCGCGTAGGCCACGAACTCGATCATCTCCTTCACGGTGTCCACGAGCAGGACCTTCTCGAAGCCGCAGTCGCACCGTTCGATCCAGTGGAACATCTAGGTCACCCTACCCTTCTTCGCTTAGTTCGCCGCCCCCGCCGGGGGCTTTCTTCGCTTACTTCGCTTCTTTCGCACCGGGGCTTTGATGAGGGCGTCGAGCCAGCGGCTCGCTTCCCACTTCAGGAGCGCGACGTCGGCGGCTAGTTGTTCGACAGTCCTTGATGTGTCGATCTGAAGGTCGGTGCCCGCGCGCAGCATCGCGCACAGTTCCTTGGAGAGCCCCTTCTCCCAGGGCAACCGCTTCGCCGGCCACAACCTTGCGCTCCCGCTCCCCTCGGCCCTTTTGTAGCGCTTCACTTCGCAGCCTCGACTGGCTCCCCGACGACGATGGTCCGCTCGTCCGGGTTGACGACGATGGTCCAGCTCTCGGGCGCCTTTTTTACGATGCCGTGCTCGTCGACCTCGGCGTTGCGGAACCCTAGCCAGTGCGCGGCCGTGAAGACCACGTAGGGCATCGCGTAGGCGCTGCCCCGCGACCGGATGGACATGTGGCGGTGAACTGACCCGTCCTGCGCAACGGACCAGGTGAACACCACGGAGTGCGTGCCCAGATAGAGCTTGCCGTGGGGATTGTCTCCTGGGATCGGCGACCCCCCGAAGGGCCGATACCAGTTCTCGGGCTTCTCCGCGATGGCGGCGTACGCCTTCGCCCCGGCGATCGTCTCCGCATCTATCGGGAACACTTGCGCGGTCATTTCGCAGCCCCGAGGGCCCGGATCAAACCCGGGATGTTTCGTGGCGTACAACAGTCGCGATGCTGGTCCGCCACCTCGGCCGCCATCGCCAGCGCCTCGCGGACGGCCCCCTCGACCATCGCCCGCTCCGCGGTGTGCGCCATGCTGTCGCCGTAGACCTTCTTGAGCCAGTTCTTCGCGCACTCGGCCGCCCAGTCGCTCGGCTTCGTTCGTTCGGCCTGGAAGGCGTTGCACCGCCCGCAGTAGCGGTTCTTGATGTCCTCCGGATGAAAGCTCAGCGCCCCACACTTCGGACAGGTGATCGTCTGGTTCATCGGTGCTCCAAGATCCAGCGGCGGATCCGTTCGAGACCCGGATGGGCCAGCACCCCGTTCCCGTCGTCTGTGCCGATGATCGCCCCGTAGAGCCGCGTCGCCGCCATGTCGCAGGCGTGGTCGCTGCCGCGCCACCATGCCGGGTGCGCCCCGTCCGTCCCGTCGAGGTCCGGATCGTCGAGCCGTTGGCTAGCCACGGTGTCGGCGATGGCCTTTCTGATCGCCAGGTCGACGTGCGATTCGACGTAGCCGACCTCGCGCACCATGAACCGGAAATAGTCCATCGCCATATCGGCGATGTCCACCGGCTCGAATTCGTGCACCGTGTCCCCCTCGTCCCGTGGCACGTGGCCCCGCCCGCCCGGCCCCGGCCGCCCGCAGTGCTTGCACAGAAGTGCGCTCATTGTCTCCTCCTGGTTGTTGTAGACTTCACTCGGCTGGCAACCTTGGCCCGCACCCTTCTCAGGGGGCAGGACCGCAGGACGCACCTGGGCCTCCACACACTCCCTTCACCCCCTTGAGGGCCGAATTCCTGCATGGGGCGACTCGCCGCCGTTAGCGGCGCGGGGTACGCTTCCCCCATGCTCATCGGCATCATCCCCATCATCGTCCTGATCGTCGGCCTGCTCACCTGGGCCGTCTCCAGCAACCCGCTCGCGAAGGACGCCGGCCGTGGCGCGTTCTTCATCGGGCTTTTCGTGGCCGTCTGGATCGCCGCGAAGCAGACCGTCCACATCCCCTGACCTCATCGGCTTTTCCACTCCGGCAAGTCGACGGGGTCGCCCGACAGGCGCGCCACCACCCACCACTTTTTGCCGTCCCCGTACTCGGCCATGAGCAGACCGTCGCTCTGACTGAATCGGAAGAACGGCGGATCGCCGCGCTTTTCGTACTGCTTTATCCAGGGCAGCGCCAACAGGTCCGCTGTCGTCGCCACTTGGGCCACGTTGGGCTCGACGCCCGAAACGAAGCCCGGGACGTGCTGTACCACCTTGATCAATTCCTGCCTCCCACGTGGCTGTCCTCGATGTGCTTCAAACAGGCCTCTTCGGTGTCGAAGACCGCGTCCTTGTCCCGCGCCGGCTGGAAGCCCTTGTCCGCCGTGCAGATCCGGCAGAGGAAACCGACGCGCTTCTCCAGCTTCTCGGGCATGCCCTCCTCGTGCATGAACCGGGTCATCGTGATCGGGATCGGCGCTGTCCAGTCGATCCCCGGCGCCATCACCTTGAGCCGCTTGAGCAAGGACCGACTCACGGCTTCAGTGTCTCCCCGCAGCGCGCGCAGCAGATCATCCCCCCGAAGGACAGCGTCGGTGTGTGGCCCTTCCCTTTGCAGATGGCCTCTCGAAGCGCTACGGCGACCGCGTGCGGGCGGATGATGGTCAGCACCATGCCGCACCTGCTGCACGTCTTGCCCGAAACGTCGCCCACGGGGACGTGGCCCTTCTGCGCGCAGATGGGGCCGCCCTCGGCCAGCCGGAAGGCTGCCGCCTGCTCGGGCGTCGGGTCGGCGATCGGATGGTGGGCCAGTTCGTAGGCCTCGATGGCCTTCGAGAGGATTTCGATCCCGCGGCTCTCTTGCTCGCTGCGCGCGAACTCCATCATGAAGTCGAGCGCCTCCAGGCACACCCGGTGCTCTTCGTCGGTCTCGATGATCACGACGAGGGCCCCCGCAGAAAGGCGGCGATGTCGCCGGTCTTCGCCAACTCGAAGAACCACATCGCATCACCGTCGTAGTTCTTGCAGTAGACGCTGATCATCGCCGCGCCCGCCAGCGCGATTGCGAGCGGATTCGTTGCGGTCGCGCGCTCCCGCATCGTCCGCATCAAGGCCTCAGCCTCGTCGAGCACCTTGTTGAAGTCCTCGACGCTCATCGCTGTCCAACTCGGCATCAGTCCCTCCCCTTGAGCAGTTCGAGCGTTATCGCGTGGAGCCGCCGGGCCTCCTCGCGGGCCTTGTCCGCCTCGGCCAGGATGGCGCGGGCCCGTCCGACGAGGCCCAGCCCGTGCCGAGCGTTCTCGATCTGCACCATGGCCGCCCAGATGTTTATCGGCATCAGGATCAAGTTCACCAGCGCGCACCCCTCTTGCCAGACCATCAGTCCCTCCCCTCGTGCGCTCTCCAGTATTCGACGGCGGCCAGCGCCGCCTGCCGCTTGGTCATCTCCGGCGGATCGGGATCGTCGGTGCCGCCGCCGCACTGGCAGGTGCCCTTGAGATGGTTGAGCCCGCCGATCGCACTGCGCTGGGCACACTCTCGGTGCAGCCACCGAAGGCGCGCCCAGCCCTGACCCACCTGAGTAATCCGCTCCGCGTTCGCCAAGTCTTCGATCTCTTCCTCGCAGCGCAGGCACGTATCCATCACGCGCGGAACGTACCACCGCTTTTCGCGCTGTGGTACCTTGTTCTCCGCAATGACGTACTACGAAGGAATGCCGCCCCGAGTGGCCGCCCTGCCGATCGATCCCCAGCGGGGCGTTCCTGTGTCCTGGTTCGTTCACTGGCTCGAAGACGGCAAGCCAGAATTTCGGATCATCGGGCCCGACAAGTTCAACGACGCCGTCCGCTTCTCGCTGTGTTGGGTCTGCGGCCAGCAGCGCGGGCGCTGGGGCTCGTTCGTGCTCGGCCCGATGTGTACCGTCACGCGGACCACGTCGGAACCAGCCTGCCATCTTGAGTGCGCGGTCTACGCTGCGACGACGTGCCCCTTTCTCGTGAAGCCCCATATGCGCCGCCGCGACATCAGCGAGGAGTATCCCGACGCAGCCTCGCCGGGCCTCGCGATCAAGCGCAACCCGGGCGTCGCCGCCGTCTGGACGACGAGAGACTTCAAGCTCTTCCCCGATCCGCAGGGGCGCGCTCTCATCGAGGTCGGCGAGCCCTCCGAGGTGCTCTGGTTCGCCGAGGGCCGCCCCGCCACGCGCGCCGAGTGCCTGGCGTCGATCGAGAGCGGCTATCCGATCCTCGATGCCGAGTGCGACAAGGACAAAGACCCCGTCGATTCACGCCGAGTGCTCGCCGAGATGAAGCGAGCCGCTGAAGTCCACCTACCCAAACCAGGAGACACCGATGCCGCGCAAGGGATGGAAAAAGCCAGAGAGCCCACGTGAAGTTGTCCTCGACGGCGGGGGCAAGATCTCGCTGTCGATGAAGGACGTCGACATCTTCAACCTGTCGCCCACCGACAGAGCCTTTGTCTTCCAGCTGATCGATCTGTTCGCGGCCTACGCGGCTCGCCCCGTGCAGAAGGAGGAGCCCAAGGTTCCCGGCATCGCCGTCACCTTGGCCCGGGTCACCTAGCGTTTTTGGAGCCAGACCCCGAACCAGTAACCGGCACTCAGCACAGCAAGGAGCAGGACCAACTTTCCCGGGTGCGCGGTCTCGCGCAGGACGATCACCGTATAGGCGCCGACACCGGCGGCGATGATCAAGAGATCATCAGAAATCGTGCCACTCGCCGGCCGCGGGTGCACCTTTGCCGTCCCACGCTTCGAACGCGGTCATCGCGGCCCACTCGTTCCGGTAGCACCATCCGCCCTTCGCGATTGTCCAGGTGATGCAGTAGATGATGCGACCCTCGCGCCCGGCGGTCAGCAGGCGCGCGCTCCACCGCGGGAAGGGAGGCCAGCCTCCATCTATCCCGCTCGTGGTGTTCTTCATGCCGAAGACTTCCCAGCCCTCGGGCGGCGTCCAGGTCACGCGTCGCCGGCTTTCTTCAGGGTCTGGGCGCAGTCCAGCGCCAGCTGCCCGAGCCCCACGCCCGCGTAGAAAGACAGATACGCCCGCGCCGCCACGTCGCCGTTGCCGATCTTGATGTCGGCCACCAGCGCCGGGTCGACCCCGATATAGACGCCGAGAATGTTCGCCGCCCAGTCGCGCCACGCTTGAAGCTCGTTCATTCGGGCACCGCGCGCCAGGTGCCCTCGTCGGTCTTCTGCTCGTAGCAGAGGACCGCGTTCAACATGCAGGACTCGTCCCAGCCCCGGCTGATAGCGTGGTTGCCGCCGCGATCTTTCGAGGTCTTCCCGCACGCCGTGCAGACCCAGACCTGGCCCACGGGCGCCTCCTTGAACAGATGAAAAACGTCGTCGTCCATCTCCACCCTCCCGGTTTTGTACTACGCGAATTCGAAACAAGGTACCAGACCCGATTGCACGGGACTTAATTCCTAGCTACGGTTTCGCCCGTAGGTAGGCGATGGACGATGAGGCGTTGATAGAGGCGGCCTGGAGGGGGTTTATGCCGCTCTTTCGTTTTCTGGCCAAGCGGTTTTCGCGGCCTCAGGACGCGGCCGTAGCTGCTCTTCTGGCCGTTCGCTACATTTTACAGTCTCTACCTGATACCGTTCCACCACTGCCCGAACTGGTCGACTTGGCGATGAAGGTCGAGCCGCCCCGCGAACTCAAGGACGAGATCGTCGCTGGCCTCCGAGAGTTTCTCAAGCCGAAGAAATCCAACTGATGGAACCCCTCGCCTGCCGCCGATGCGGCGCCACCGTGCCCTGCCACCAGCTCGAAGCGCTGGGCCGTCCCCCCGTGCCCGGCGACCTGGCGATCTGCCACATTTGCGGCGACGTGACCATCTTCGAGAAGGACGGCGTCCGGCGCACCGCCCGCTACTCAGACGCCGAGGGCCTGTCCGCCTGCGTGCGCCAGCACATTCTCGAAGCCCTCGACCGGAGGCCGAACTAAGGCCCTGACCAGACGTCCAGGCTGACCATACGTGACCATGTCTATATGGTCATGACGCTACACCGCTTGTATGGTATCGTCGTTCGTGTCACCCTGACGGGGTGAGCAGCACGAAGGCTGTCGCCCGTCAACAGGCGCTGATCGAGATTCTCGATCGCGTAGCCCTGGACGACGCGAACGTCGTCGTAGCCGCCCGCAAGTGCTTTTCCGCGACGCGCGCCGAGCTGGCCGCGATGGAGAAGATGGAGCCCTTCGAACTGGAGGTGCAGCTCCAGGCGCGCGGCTGGACGCACGAGGAGTTCCAGATCGCCTTGGAGGCCCGCAAGCCTCGCTCCGAGGCCTCCTACGCGATCCAGATGGCGCACGAGCGCACCGGGATGCGCATCCGCCAGGCGGTCGAGCGCGGCGGGCCCAGCGTCAACGTGGCGATCATCCTGCCGGCGCAGAACCAGGTCTCTGACGAGGAGATCGACGCCGCTCCGATTATCGACGTGGAGCCGTAGATGCAGCCAACGGTCACCGCGGCCCCACTGCGCCAAGGGCGCTCGTCCGAAAAGGAGATCACCGACCTCCCCAATGACCTCCGCGACGCCGTGAACATGACAACGCGGGTGCGGGCGCAGATTACGACCAAGGGGACCGGCGTTTTCACCACCGCCTTCGCGTCCGACAACATGCCCGAGGGCGTCGCCTGGACCGTCGCCGGTTCGATCATGGGCCGGGGGACTGGCGTGCGCTGTCTCATCAGCGCGACGACGCTCTACTACCGTGATCCGGGAGGCGTCGCGACCTTCCAGGGTATCTGGGGCAACCCCAACATCATAGTCGGCGCATTGAGTGCCCAGTTCGCGCTCAACGGCAACTCGGTTTTGCTCCAGGTCATCGACGACGCCGTTCACACGGTCAGTTGGGACGTCTTCGTCGAGATGCGGGAGGTCCGGTGAGCGTCGCGGCCGTCCCGGCGCCCCGCTGGGGCCTTTGCGCCCGAAATTGCGGGCAACCAGCGGTCCACCAGGTCGGCGCCGAGCGAGTTTGTCGCGCGCACCTGCCCAAAAACGTCTTTTTCGCGCCTTTTTTGGGCCCGCAGCAGAATTTCATGAGCCGCACCGAGCGCTACGTGCTCTTTGGCGGCGGCGCGGGCCCCGGGAAGACCGATTGCGCCCTCCGCGACTGGATCCGGCAGTGGGCGGCCGAAAACGAGCGCTTTTCCCGCGGGGAAATCGAGCAATCGGTCGGTTGGGCCATTTATTTCAGGCGGCAGCTGCCCGAATTGGCCCAATCCATCGAACGGTTCAAGACTTTCTACAAAAAGCTCGATCCAGGCGCGTCCTGGCACGAAATGTCCAAAACCTGCACGTTTACGTGCGGCTACAAAGTCCAGTTCGGCGGGATGGAGCATCCCGGGGACTGGGAGAAGTTTTACGGGCCCGAGTACACGTGGATCTGCTTCGACGAGGCGACCCAGTTCACCGTCGAGCAGATCGAACAGCTCGACACGCGCCTGCGCTGCTCCGACCCCGTTTTGGGCAAGATGTTGGCCTTTCGGCTCGTCACCAACCCGGTTGGCGCCGACACCAAGCTCTGGTTGCGCCGCCGCTTCGTCGAGGCCGCCACGCCGGGCACCGTGGTGCGCCTGCGGGTGAAATTGCGCGACGGGCGCTCACTCGAAGAGCGCCAGGTCTACATCCCCGCCAACATCTACGACAACCCGGCAATCCTCGAAGACGGGCGCTACGAGGCCAACCTGATGCGCAAGTCGGCGGTCATGCGTCGCGCGCTGCTGGAAAACGACTGGTACGTCGACGCCTCCTCGTGGGTGGGCGAGGACTGGGACCCCTCGATCCATATCTGCAAGCCCTTCCCGATCCCCATCGGCTGGTTTCGCTTCAAGAGCGCCGACTACGGCTTCAGCAGCAACTCGTCGGTGCAGTGGTGGGCGGTCGACACCGAGGGCAACATGATTTGCTACCGCAGCCTGACGGTGAAGGGCCACACCGCCGAGGAGCTGGGGATGCGCATCCGGGAGATCGAGCGCGAGCCGCTGATCATCCACGGCGTGAAGATCGTGGACACCGAGTGGGACCGCATCAACGCCCACTCCACGGTGTGGGGCCCGATGGACTCGTCGCTCTGGGCGCGCGTCGGCGAGTCGGGCCCGTCCCGCGGCGAGATGCTGGACCAGCTCGGTTGCGGCTTCTTCAAGGCCGACCGGGGCAAGGGCGTGCGGCCCAACGCGGCCGAGCAGTTTCGAAACCGTTTGCGCAGGCGCACCCCCAACGCCGCGGGTGAGTTGGTGGTCCCCGGCATCCGCTGGTTCAACACCTGCAAGACCTACCGGCGCGACAAGGACGGCCGGCGCGAAGAGACGGGCCCGGTGATCACGATCCCGGTGCTCGCGTGCGACGAGACCAACCCCGACGTGCCCGACACCACGGGCGACGATCACGACTGGGATGCGGCGGCCTACGGGTGTCAGTACCGCGCGCTCATCCCCGAGTCGGACAACGACGATCCGAACGTGAAGTTTTACGACGAGCTGGCCCAGCGCCGTGGTGGCGACGAAGGCCGCAAGTCTGTCTCTGGCTGGCCCGGGGGCTTCTGATGGCTGACCCCACGCTCAACGCCATCGCGCAGAAGTACAAGGCCTTGGCGCCGTACATGGCCCAGAGCGAAATCGTCCAGTCGCCCAAGAAGCCCGGCGACGATCGCGGGCTGGAGTTCTATCCGCCCTACGAGTCGGACAATCCGCGCCCCGGCAAGATCACGTTCGAACTGTTCGACCAGATGAACCCGCAGCAGCGGGAGGGCGCCGTCGCGGCCGACGCGCTTCACCACCTCGGCGGCTATGCGGACGAGGGCCACACCCAACTCGTCGATCCGACGTGGTTCAAGATGAAGAACGAGCTGATGGGCATGCGTAGCCCTCGGCAATTGGCGGTCGACGCCAACGAGGCCAAGAACCTTGAGCCGGGCGACACGCCCGAGGCCTGGCTCCAGCGGAGCCGCGCCGACGCCTACGTGCGCGGCGGCGTCTTCCCCGAGCAGAACCCCGAGTGGCAAGAGCCGGGCTGGTTCACGCCCGAGCAACAGGCGCACTTCGAGAAGATGAAAACCTATTTGCGCAACGGCGCAACCGAGCCGCCGCCGTTTCAACCAGATCCGCGCGCGGTCGCCAACGGACTCACCGGGAGGAAATGACCATGGGCTATTTCAGCGGGCTTGGAGGCATCTTGGGCGCGGCGGGCGACGCCAAGAAGAAGCAGCAGAGCTTTCAGCCGCCGCCGTTCGACCCCAACACGCGCGGGCCGACCGAGCCTCCGCCGTTTCAGCCGAACTTGCACGCTGCCGGCAACCCCGAAGAGGCGGGCGCCGACGACATGATGGAGATGTCGGAGGAGCCGGGGGACCGAGGGCCACCCATCGGCGGCATCCCGGGCATGCCGTCGCAGGTGCCGCCGGGCATGACGATCGGCGGTCTGCGCGAAAGCCTCAGGACTCACATGCCAGCGGGGCGCTCTCCGCGCCCCTTCGGCGGCTACTACGCCCCCGATGGCCTCGAAGGCATGGGCGGCCAGCTCGCCGAGCTGCTGACCAAGATCCGGGGCGACGCGCAGAAGAAGTACGGGGGGAGATAACCATGGCCTACAACGACGTTTCTACGAACCAGTATCAAAACCCTCTTTCCAACTTCTCGCATCAGGCGCCGCCGTTAACCCCGCCCCCAGCGCAGGCGCCGCCTGGACCACCGCCTCGGGCTCGGCCTGGGGCGGGCTACACGTCCAACCGGACCAATACGCCGACGTACAACGCCGACGGCTCCGTTAGCTACTACGGTGCGCCTGCGGGCGCGCCCCCGGCAGTGCCGAACGCCTGGGGTCATGGGTCGCCGCCGCCGCCACCTGGTCAGGGCCCCGCCGCCCCGCAGGCGCCGGTGTCGCCCTACGGCGTTGGCTACAACATGAACGGAACGACGGGAGCCGGCGAGGGCTACTACGGCGCTGCGCCGCCGCCCCAGCCAGGCCAACCGGGCTACCAACCGCCTCTTGCTCGCCGCGGAGTCGGGCACTTCTAAATGGACGACTCGCTCGACTCCTCCGAGCCCACGGAGCCAACCGAACCGCCCGACGAGGGCGGGACCTCGTTTGAACTGCCCGAGGAGGACGATCTCAAGCCCACCAAGCTTGATTACGATCGGCAGTCGAACCTCGTCGAGATGTTCAAGGCCCTGGGCGAGGAGGGCGCCGAGTTCTTGAAGAAGACCGGCGAAATGGTCGTTCGCCACAAGGAGATCGATTGGAAGTCGAGCGAGGACTTCCGTGGGCGCCAGGCGCGCCAGGTGGAACTCTTCGCCGGCATCTTGCCGCCCAGGCCCGAGGGCCAGGAGAACATCGCGCAGATCCACCTGCCGATCATCGGGCAGGCGGTGCTGCTGCTGCACGCGACGATTCACGGCCAACTGTTCCCGCCGGGCGCGCCGATCTGCGGGGGAGCTCCCACGACGCCAGGATCGGTCGATCGCGCGCGTCGTCTCGGGCTCCACATGAACTGGCAGATAAGCCAGAAGATCCCCGAGTACATCCCGAGCCACGACCGCGGCGGGATCCAGTTCCTGATCTACGGCAACGCGTTTTCCAAGTGGTACTACAAGCCCTCGGAGAAGCGGCCCTGCTTCACGATGGTGCGCGCGGGCGACATCATCCTGCCCTACGGCGCCCAGTCGGTGGATCCGAATATGGCCGACGTCCAGCGCATCACCCAGCGGATGCACCTCTATCGGCACGAGCTAGAGGCCGAGCAGGACGCCGGTTACTACATCGGCGTCGAGGAGATCTTCGAGGACGAGAACGGCGAGCCGGTCGTCCCTTCCGAAAAGCTCACGCGCTCGGCCGGCAACACGCCCATCGCCGATTCACTGCGCGGCCCGATGGCCGAGACCATGGACAAGGTCCAGGGCCAGACCAAGCCCTCGACCGACGACGACGACGAGGCGCCGCGGGAGATCTTGGAGCAGCACCGCTGGCTCAAGCTCCCGGGCGAAAACCGAGAGCGCCCGGTGATCGTCACCGTCGACGAACTGACGAAGAAGGTCATCTTCCTCGGCATCCGCGAGGACGAAGACCCGCGCGACCGCGCCCGCTTCGACCGCGACATGGAGGTCCACCAGGCCACGGTCGACTCGCAGATGGCGATGCACGACCAGGCGATGCAGGCCCACGAGGAGACGGTGCGCCAGCTCGCCGCCCCCAGCGTGGTGCCGCACCCCGAGACCGGGGAGCCGGTCGTGATCCCGTCGCAGGTGCCGATCGACAACTTCCCCGTCGCGCCCGATCCGCCGACGCCGCCCCCGCTGCCCGATCCGGTGCGGATGGTGCCCATCAACTGGTTCACCAAGTACGGCTGCATCCCGAACCCCGAGGGCATTTACGACTACGGGATCGGCTACCTGCTCGAAGGCGCCAACATCACGGCGGACACGGTGATGTCTCAGATCGTCGCCGCGATGACCTTGAGCCTCTTCCCGACCTACCTCTACTCGCGCCAGGCCCGCATGGGCCGCGGGGACATGGCGCTCAAGCTCGGTGGTGGTGTCCAGGTCGACTTGCCGCCCGAGCAACTGGCGAACGCGTTTTTCCAGCTCCAGTTCCCGCCGCCCGATCCCAACGCCTACAAGATCGTCGAGGGCCAGCTCTCACAGGTGCAGGATTTCGTCGGGGCCTCGGAGATCCTGGCGGGCGAGGTCGGCGGCGCCAACGAGACCGCCACCACCACCCAGATCCGCATGACGGCGGCGCGCCAGAACCTCGCGGTCATGGGTGTGCGCTACAACCGCAGCCGCGGTGCCGAGCTGAAACTGCTCGCCCGCATCAACAGCCGCACGCTCGATTACGTCGAGTATTTCGGCGTCGCCAGTCCCGAGATGCCGCTCGTCCCGCCGCCGCCACCACCGCCCATGCCGCCGATGCCGGGGATGCCGCCCGAGCCGCCGCTGCCCCCTCCCCCGCCGCCCGATCCGATCAAGCTCGAAAAGGTCGCGCGTGACGAGTACCTGGAGGACTTCGAAATCACGTTCACCTGCGATCCCAACATGGCGACGCGGCCTCAACTCGTGCAGGAGGCCCAGGCTGCATTGCAGGCGGCGCTCAACATGCCGCCGGGGATTATCGAGCCCGTCGCCCAGGTGACCGCGATCCGCATGGCCTACGTCTCGCTTTTGCGCGCGATGGGCCGCGAGGACATGGCCAAGACGATCGAGGCGTCGCCGCTGCCGCAACCGATGCCACCGCCACCGCCACCAGGCATGGGGCCACCACCGGGCCCGCCACAACCAGGAGCCAAGAATGGACAACCACCTAAACCATCTAACGGACCTCCCCGTGGACAAGCTCCGGGCATGGGCCCGGGACCCAGTGACGCAGGTCCTCCTTCGCCACCTCCGCAGTGAACGCGAGCGCCGGGTCGACTCGATCATCGCGCTTTCCAAGGCGACCAATAACGAGACCTTTGCGCGCGCCCAGGCTCTCGGCCACGCGGGTGCCGAACAGGCGCTCGGCGAGTTGGCCGACCTGATCAAGGACTTCGCGCAGACGGGACCCGATGCCTAGAACAGCAACGATCAACGGCGCCGAGCCGAGCCAGTTCGCGGTTGCGCGCGCCTGGGAGCGGCTTTACGTCGACGGCAAGGCGCGGCTCACCGCGCGTCTGTCCGATCACCGCGTGAAGGTCGAGCCCTACATGCCGATGGGGGACAACGTCCTCGTGCTGCGCCTGCCGGCGCCGCCGACGCCAACCAAAACGGCCGGGGGGCTCTTTATTCCCGAAGTTTCCCAGGAGGAGCCCGAGCCGCGTTCGGAAGGGATCCTCGTGCAGGCGGGGCTGCTCGCCCGCGACATCTTGCGGTCGCACGGGATCATCCTCGGC